CTCACAGCAGCAGGGTGTCTGTCGGCCGTCTAGCCACGAATGCAGCTAGTTCGCCATCAAGCCGGAACCATTCGCCGGATAGTCGATGCGCGGCAAAATGCGCATGGAAATACCGCTCGGTCTGATCGGTGCCAGGAATGATCTTGACGATCTCTGCTGGCTCGGGACAGGCGGTCTGTATCGAGCGGAGCCGCGTGCCTACGTTGCGGGAAAAGCCGATCTTCAGCGCATCCCCCATCCGAAGAAAATAAACATAGCCTGGCTTGCCGATCTCGCCTGTCACCTCCCGGAGCGGGGCTGGCGCCCTTGGCTCGGCTGTTCGGCGGCCCTTCAAGGCGGACTCATAGGCGAGGTTGAAGACTGACGGATCAACCTTGTCTGGATCAGGAAGACGGAAGCGCGGGCCGGTCTTTGTCCGTCTGAAATAATAGACGGTCTTCCCGTGGCGTGTCGTTTCCCTAGTGACGTATTTTCTTCGAGTGGCGGCTAGTTCGCGAAGGTTTGCGCCTGCGCGAACTTCCTTAAGGCGTTGCTCAAAATAGCTGCTCATCTGGTTTTACAGGCCCATTGGTTTCATTGAGAAATTTCGGGTCAAATATAGCACGGTTTTACACCTAAACCCATTGATTTCTCAATGTTATCCAGCCTTCCAAGCTGAATATGCGGGTTCGATTCCCGCTACCCGCTCCACCTTGCGCTACAAGGCTTTGAGCCGCTTCCAGCGAGCCTGAAAATTGGACGGTTTTACACTGAGTTTTACAGGCTACGTTCACTTTCTGGCCTCGTTCAGCTTGCGAATCCGGTCCTTGATCGCCGCATGGCGATCAACATAGCGGCGGATGATCTTCCTAACGCTCTCTTCCTCCCAGCCCATAATCTCGCCGATCTCGCGCTCGCTCATGCCGGCCAGATAGAACTTGGTCGCCGCAGTGCCGCGCAGATCGTGGAAGTGCAGGTCTATGCCTCCGGGCCACGCCTTGGTCTTAGCCTTCGTATAGGAGGCGCCGAAGCCGGACCACGGCCGATTCTTGCTGTTCGTCAGGATGACCGGCGAGCGGCGCGGGATGCGCGCCAGAACGTCGCGGAGGCCATCATAAAGCGGAATGATGGCCTCGTTCTTGGTCTTGCTGGTCTTGACGACAATGGCGTCCTCGCCGACGTGAGACCACGACAAGCGCAGCAAGTCGCCGAGCCGAAGGCCGGTGTGCGCCGCCAAATCGACGGCGTGGGCAATCTCCGGGGAACACGTCTTCTTCAGGTGCGCAATGTCGGCATCGGTCCAGATGATCTCAGCTCGTGAACCGCTATAGACCTGCCTGATGCCCTCGCATGGGTTCGACGCGACCTTGCCTAGGGGATCGACGCAATAGGCCAGCACGCGGGAAAGCACCTGCATTCCATAGTCGGCCGTCCTCGGCTTGTCTGCCCACTTCGCGCGCCATTTGATGATCAGCGGCCTGATTTTCTCGGGCCGGTCGAACTGCGCGATGCTCAGATCCCCAAAATGATCGTTGATCCTGTCAAGCCAACGCGACCAGTTACGGCGCGTGCTGTCGGCGAGCTTCTGATAGTCCTGGCTGGCTTTGTAGAGATAGACGGCAGATTTGAATTTCTTCTGGTCTGGCGCCCTATGGTTCGCCACTGCCTCGTTGTAGGCTGCATGGAATGCTGGTGTTCCGGGTTCGCCTTTCACGGCCGGACCGCCGCGCCAGGCATAGTAATACGTGCGGCCTTTGGCCTTCACGATATGAAGGCCCTTCAATTCAACCATGACCATGCTTCGCCTCGAATGCTGCCAACTCAGCATCGAGATCGTCCTCTGCGGAGGTGTCAACCACCTCTGGCCTGTGTGTATCGGGGATAACCAGCATCGAACCGTCGCGGCCGAGCTTCACCATAACGCCGTGTTCCCGGCAAAGCTTCGCAGCATTTGCCAGTTCAGCTTTGGTGAAGCGCAGCGGCCTGCTCATTCGCGTTCCCCAACCTGAGTGGAGAGGGCGCGGGCGAGACGATCTGCGGAGGCATCGATCTCTTTCTTAACCGCATCATCCCACTTGATGTGCGGCTCCAACAACGCCTCAACCTTGGCGCACTGCTCATCGATCGGTTGCCATCCATCCGCCACTCCTGGCTCTGTGGAGAGGGCGGCTTCGAGGACCATGTTGGCAAGGTCGTAGTGCTTCGCGAACACGCACTGATATCCATCAGCCTGCGCCAGTATGTTAGCGGCTGCCTCGATCATAGCCTCTGTGATCCTAGCGCTCATTCAGATGTTCCTTGGACGCATTCCTTGGCAAGTCGCCACTGAAGCATCGTCACATTGGGAAGTTCACCGGGGTGCTTCTGCAAAAATTCATAGCAACTGGAGAACGGCTCCAGCGCCTTTCTGGCCTCCTCCAGCTTGCGCTCGGAGGCTTCGAGGTCATTGAGCGCATTGCCGGCGCGCTCCGCTTCGATATCGGCCTGATTCAGCGCGCGGGCGATCTTTTCGTCTCGGTCGCGCGTCGCCTCCTCCAGCTTGCGGCGGAGGTCTGTGGCTTCTGCTTCGGAGCGCTCTAGCGCGCCCGCAGTCTGCCCGAATACGAACTGCACCTCACGCAGGCTTTCATTCGCGCGATCCCGTTCCGCAGAGAGGCTGGTGATGGTTGCTTCAGCTCGGCAACCCTGGCAATCGCAAGGTGGTGCACCGACCATGCGAGTGTCAGTTCCGACCGGATTTCCAGTCACTTCGCAGCGCCACGGGCGTTCGATCATCACAACCATGCCCATTTCTTCCCTGTATGGATTTCATTGATGGTTTGGCGGGAAACGCTAAACTGATCAGCTATTTCCCTTTGGAGCATCGTGCCCTTGAGCGCGCGAATCTTGTGGACTTGGGCGGCGGTTAGCTTGGCCCATCCGCAACGCTCTCCGCGAAGCCGAGTGCCGTGAATAACCTTGTCTGCCTCGTTTTCAGTCCGCGTCTTCCAGGAGGTATGGCGTTTGGTCACGCAACCTTTGGCGCCGTTACCGCAGGAATGCGCTGCCTCGTGTTTTGGAGTGGGCGGCGGCCCATTGTGCTCTTCACAGGCTATGCGGGAGACGATTTTGCCGCGCCACATGGCGTAGCCTCTAAGCCGAGCGAATGGCCAAATAAGGCACTCATCACCTTCGTAGGCGAGGACGACTTCGCGTAAGTAGCGCTTTGCCTCTCCGGGAGCGCGCTGGCGGGCCAGAGGGTCGCCGTTCTTTTTCCAGCACCAATAATGCTTCCCGCACCAGCCATAGCCATGCACTTTTTGTCCGCAGCCTGGGATTGAGCAAATCATTTCGCGATATCCTCTGCCGGCGCTACCGGCTGTAATGGGTTGGCGAGCGGCATGCTGACTTCGTAGTGCCATGCGCCGCCGCCATCGGCGACTGGAGTCAGCGCGATGTTGGATTTCGCCAGAGCTGCCGTTATCTTGCCGAGTTCGTCGCCCGCAATCTCCTCTGCCGGTACCGCCTGTGGGGCGGGCCCGAGAATGCCGCGCACATCTTCTGCTGTCGGTAGATCGCTATCGTCCTCCGCTCCTGTGGGGGCTGGAGAGGATGCGAGGGCGGCCTGCTGCTCAGCGATCGTTTCGCCAACTTCTATGGCGCGGTTGAGCGTGGGTAAGTCCCATGAGCCCGTGAACCTCATGTCCTTGAGGAACACGAGAAACCCCGCCATCGCGGTAAGCGTCTCGTCCACCGCCTTCCCCGCTTCCGGTGCGGAGCGGGCGGCGCGACGGCGCTCGACAATTCGAAGGGCTTCAGCACAATCGACCGCTGTAAAGTCAAGCAATGCGGCGTGAGCATCGTCCGCCTCAAGCCGTTCGCTATCTCCATGGGAAGTCTGTCGGCGCAGATGCTTGCTCTCGGCGACTATGAGATCGCGAACCGCTCGAATTATCTTCTCGGCCTTGTTCGTCGCCGCCTCAAGCCCTGCCGGCTCCATATCGGGGGCGTCGGTCATGGCGATACCGCGTCATTTGGGACAGCGGAACGCCAAGCGGCAACTAGATCGGCAATGCTATCGGCATCGAACTTCGGCCCGCCATCGTCGTCATCGACTGGCAGAAAGTCGAAGTCGCCGGCCTCCATGATGTTGCAGGAATACCAAGCTCGCACGACCGAGCCGTCTTTCAGGCGTACCTCAACGACTGTTTCGTCCGCAGGCATGCGGCAGGTCATCTTGTGTCCGTCGTCGGTCAGTTCAATGAATTTGCTCATGTCGCGCTCCTGCTGGCGTTTCGGAAGAGAGTTTTGAAGGGGAGTGCTGGCTTGGCTGTTCGCTCAGGCTTGCTGGCTGGCGGGAAGGGCGCGGAACGGATCTTGCCGGCAGGCTTGGCAACACCACGATGTTTCGCCTCGCGACGCTTCGCCTGCGCTATAGCGGCAACGTCTCTATCGGTTTTCGCCCGGTGACATTTCACATGGGATGGGCGTAGGTTGTCGTCACTGTTGTCCTGCGTCAGGGCATAGGCGATGACGTGTTCGACCTCCCAAGCCTCGCCAACGCCGATCTGGCCCTGGCACAGATGGCAAATGCCGAGATGCGCGTTGAATATGCGGGCGCGGTCCTTCTTGGTAAATGAGCGGCGAGCCATTACCGCCTCCCTCCCGCCAGAGCGCGACGCAGTGCCTCTGCTTTTGCCTTGCGAGCGCGGCCTATCGCTTGAGTTGATCCGCTACGCTTGGCCCGTCTTTCGCTTAGAGATGCCTCACGGTATTCAGGGATGGCGTTAAGAGAGCTTGGGTGGATAGAGCGCCACCAGGAAAGCAGGAGTGATATCTGGCGGCGGAGGTTCATGCGGCGGCCCTCGCATCGAGGTAAGCGCCGATCACTTCCGCCGCAACTTGCGGGACGATGGCATTGCCGTAGGCGCGGAGTTTTCCCACTCGGGCGGGAACCCCATGAGCCAGCAGACGAACGCCGGGTTTAACGCGCCTTCCTGCCGTGATCGCGCTGCCAGTCCAATGTGATCCGCGACCTGTTCCGGCAGCACCAAGCCGCGCTTCGACTTCTCCGCTCGTTCCTTCGCCCATTCCGCGCGACCAAAGTTCTTGCCGTCCCGCGTGGTCGGCGTGGCCCATAGTTGCGCTTCCATCGCAAGACCGATCTCCTTGCCCATATCCATCCGGCGAAGGATGCCGGGGAGAAGGCAGTCGAGCTTGTCGCCGTCCCGAGCCAATGGTATGTGCCACATCGTCGTGCCGTAGCGAACAGCCTCCGACAGATAGAGTGGCACCGAATTCTGGTTCGCATTCCGCTTGCGGAAGTCCGAGCACTTCTCCAATGTCGCTTCCGAGCGATCGCGGTTCACCGATGTTGGTGTCGGCCACAAACCAGAGCCGATCCCTCCTGTGCGGGGCATCGACGGCACAAGCCGGGACAATGGTCGCCCCGCAGGCGTAGCCGATGCTTTCCAGGTCAGAATGCACTCCGTCGAGCCAATGCTTTCCAACCGCTGCCGCAACCTGTTCTCCCATGACGACATCGGGCCGGCAGGAACGGATGAGGTTGAAGAAGACCGGCCAGAGGTGCCTTTCGTCCGACTGTCCTTCCTGCTTGCCGGCGACGGAGAAGGGTTGACAGGGGCAGGAGCCGGTCCACAATGGTTGATCGTCAGGCCATCCAGCAAGTCGAGCTGCATAGGACCACCCGCCAATCCCGGCGAAGAAGTGGCATTGGGTATAGCCTCGGAGATCGTCCGGTCGGACATCAACTATGCTCCTGTCGTCAACATCACCAGGCGCGATAAGGCCTGCTGAGATAAGGTTCCTGAGCCATTGGGCAGCGTAAGGATCGAATTCGTTGTAGTAGGCCGCCATCACCCTCTCCCTGCATTGGAAGCGGAGGCCGGCTCTCTATGCTCCGTACTGCCGGCCTCCGTGCCGCGCTTCTGGCTGTGGAACTGGTTCATGCTGCCCTCCCGATCTCTTCAGGCGCCGTTTCCAGCAGCGATGCCACGTACTCCAAGACGGCTGTTTTCGAGCGTTGGAATGTCTGGGCGTCCATGGCGCGGCGTGACTGGCTCCAGGCCGTGAACTGGATCAGCACATTGCCGTTGATCGAAATCACCGTGTCGGGCTCGCGCGACCGAAGATGCTTGTACCAGCGCTCAGCTTCGGCGCGGCTGGCACACGGCACGGTCACGCTATCGCAGAAGCCGCCGGCAATCAGGCCGTGCTTGCGAAGCTGATCTTCGTTCAGGAACCGACTGGCGATATGTTCAGGCAGGGAAAGCCACGCATCATGCAACCATGCGAATTGGTGTTTGTGACTGACCCAAGAGCGGTCTTCCTGCACCTCGCAGCGGTAGCGCTCGCCGACGATGAATTCGCCATTGGCGAGATTGTGGAAGCGTGGGAGAGGGCGCATCGTTTCGCCGTCCCACTCATAAATGATCATGATGCTGTCACGGGACATTTCAGCCTCCCATCACGCTTTGGACGAGTTGGTTCTTCAGGACTTCGGAGCGCCGGTCATAGTTGCGGATGCGCTCGACCATCTCGGCCAGTTCATCGTTGAATCGGTCGATCTCGCCGGCCAGGTTCTTGATGTAAGGTTCGTCGCGGGAGACGCGGACGCGAAGCATGGGCAAGCCGGGCCAGTAGCTCACGAAGTCCCAATATTCCCGCTCGGAAACCCAGAGGTTGCCCTGCACCTGGGCGACATGCTCGGGCGGCAAGCGGTCGCGTTCCAGCCGATCGATCTGGATATGCGCCTCGGCCGTCTTGATCTCCAACCCGCCATTCTCGCCGATCAGGCTATCAGGACTGGCACCCTTCATGCCGTTGCGGATGAAGCCAACACGCTGGATATCGGCGTCGTAGATGAAGGCGTAGGTTTCCCGCGCCTCATCCTCCATGGCGTTGCCGCGTTCCATCTGCTCGCTCTTGTACGATGACATTGGCTGGCCGGTGATGATCTCGCCGGCCAGTTTGCGCATGTATTCGTTGCGCGTCTTGCCTTCGCCCTTCGCCATTACCGTGGCGAATTTTGATGCAGTAGGAATGCCGGCGCGGCAGGCGAACCAATCTTCCGAGCCCTGCTCGCAATCAAAAATCTCGATCATGCCGGCACCCGCTTGGATAGATGATGCTTGGCGTTGGCTTTGATGGCCGGCTCCATATCGACGGACTTAAAGACGATCCATTCCAGATAGTCGGTTGGAACGTCCTCCCATTTCTTGCCCTTGTGCTTCGTCAGCGGGCAGCGCGGTAGGAGCGCGTGCCCATTTGACCAGCGCGCCATATCTTCAAATGAACAACGGTCCTCCTTGACGATGCGCTCCATAAGCAGGGCGCAGAGATAGGCGTCAGGGGCGGCCCTGTGGGGCGGCTCGGATAGGGCCGTATCAACCGGCAACATAAGGTGGTAGCGCAGGAACTGGAGCCCATGAGACGGCGCATCGGGCCAAAGACGCAATGCAACTTTCCAAGTGCAGATCAGCGGCCCTGGAACCTTGAAGAACTTGTCTTCATAGTCGGCATTGTGAGCAGCAAAATAGTCAGCGCTCCCAATGAAGGATGTATCTCCTGTCGCCGCTTGCACCATGGCGTCAGTGATGTGATGGACCGCCATAGCCTCATGTGGAATAGGTCGGCCGGGATTGCAGAGGGTGCTTCGCGGCTTGCCTACAAAAATTTGCCGATCGATGTCGTCAATGCCAAGGTCGCAAACGCCGATCTCGACAATTGCGTGCGAGTCCTCTGGAGTCGGGATGCCAGTCGTTTCGAAGTCGATGCAACGGATGATCATTTCGCCTTCTCTTTCTTCTGCTGGAGAACGGAGACGGCCTTGTCGTAATGTCGCGCAAGGAGGTCGGAGACGGCCTCGATTTTCGCCCACTCGCAGAACTTCTCGACCGGCGTTTCCGTCTCATTGATTAGAGCCAGAAGTGTGTCGCGCTGCTCCGTGGTGATGGTCTCATATCCGCCTCCGGCCGCGTTGCCGTCGTCATCCTGGTTCTTGACCGCCACATCGAAGATGTCGCACTTCAGGTAGCGCTTGCCGTAGCTCTTGGTTGACCCGTAGGCGTGAGTATTCGTCTTGTTGGCATTACCCTTCATGCCGACGTTATCGAACGGGATGTCGGCATAGTATTGCTTGGTGTGGCCGGCCTCGTGCATCACGTCGCAGAGGACGCGGATATGATTAGGCTGTGCGGCGATGCCCTCGCTGAAGGTCAAGGAAAACCCGTGCTTGGTGATCACCGGCTGAATGGCGTCACTGATCGTCTCGTACTTGGCATAGAGCGAATTGGTCTGCGTGTTCTTGGCGTTGCGCACGACTTGCGGCATCTCCGCCTGCGCTTCCTTCATGGCAACGTTGAAGGCCGTCTGCGCAATGCGCGTCATTTCGCGCTCACGCATCGCCATGAGCCGTTCCATCTTGTCGAGATCGACATTCGGGTCACGAGCTGCTCGCTCAATGATCTGGAAGATGGCGGCTGACTCGGATGCTGGCATTTCGTGTGCAACTGGCGCCGGCCGCTCGACATGCTCAACCAGGGCATTTGAAACTGGCTTGTTCACGAGTTTTCCTTTCCATCGGTGAGATCGAGAAACCGCGCCCTTGCCGCGGCCTTCAGGCTCGGCTCTGTTTCAAACTTCGCCACGTTCTCAAGAGCGGCGATGAGGACGCTGCGCTGTAGCAGCGCCTTGAGATCGGCCCGGCCGTCGAACAGCGCCTCACTGGCCCGGAGATCTTCGGAGATGTGGTCGGGGTGGGTCACTCGGCTGCCTCCGAAAGAACGGAAACTGCATCATCGAATGAATGGACGATCCGGTGCGCATGGTAACGAAGCCATGGTGAAAGGCTTACATCTTCACGGCAGACAAGAACGATGAACTTGCCGCGCTCCCAGGCCCAGATCATTTCCATGCTGGTGCCGACCGATGGTTTTTCGTAATTGACGATCAGCGCGTCACAGCGGGCGACATCGATCTTATCGAGCTCAACGATATCGCGAACGGACTCGGCTTCCTTTCCGCGATAGTCCCGACGCATCGGATCGAGCGTATTAGGCAGGCGCTCTTTCACGTACTCGCGCCAGTCCCGGCATTCCTCATCGGTGCAGCCGTTGATCGGCCCGCAAAGGTAGACAAGCATCAGAAGCTCCATCCAAATTGGGGGGGAGAGAACAAGCGCCATAGGGGCAGTGGAATCTGCCAAGGCTTGGCTGCTTGGGTTGCTATGTTGGTGACGCGCTCGGTGAAGGTCTTTGCTTCGCGCCATGAGTTTCCGTCGCGACCCTGCTTGCGAGCTGCGAAAGACCAGGCCATGCTATCGGCAGTGGCGAGAAGCTCGCGGACCCCTGGATGCATCAGAGCCGTCTGCTTGACGCCAAATCCGTGCAGCAGAAGATCGGGGCGGACACGATGGATTGCCGATAAGACTTCGACAATTGCATCAGGGTCGCCATTGCGCTTGCAGACCGAACCGACTCCGACCCACATGCCGGGTGTGAGCCGATCGCCATACATTTCGATGTGGCGCACATAGTCTGACGGAGCGTAGCCCTGCAAAACCGGCATGATTGGGAACGGGCACTTATCGCCGAACAGCCGATCAAGCTCCGCTTTCAAAGCGTCATAGCGCTCGATTGTGAGACGCTGGTGATCTGGGATAGTCAGACCCGTCTTGGCGAGCATGAACGGCTCGCACATATAATCCTGGGCCACCACGGCCGCGATCTTGACGACGCCGGATGTATGCAGTCGATAAAGCTCGGCCGCGTAGTCCTCGACGCCATGGCGATAGGCGCCGTAAAGGTTCAGTTCCGTGAATGCGGCACTGTCCACCAAAACTTCCTCGCATTCGACTGACTTCTTACGCCCGCGAATACGGTTGATGCTGATGCAGGCGCGGTCGAAATGCTGCGCATCGGCTGGCTGGTGAAGGCCAGGGAAGAAGCGGACGCTCATGCCGCGCGCTCCATCGCTTCCGGCTCAGCCGCTATATCGGCGAGGATGGCGTTGGCTTCGGTCTCGGAAACGTCTGCGAGGCGAAGGATGCAGTACCAGCGGTCGATCCTGGAAAGGGCCTCAGTTTGAGCGCGGTAGTCGTCCATCAGCCGCAGCTCTGAGAAGTCAAGAATGTTCATGGCTGGCGCCCTTCTGCTTTGGCGATGATGCTGCGTATCCAGTCCCAATAGGGAGGGCCGTCACCTTCATCGGCCATGGCGAGGCAACGCTTCGCGACATCGAGCAGATCGGGAGCGGCGGCAATCAGGCGTGCGTTCGCGATGCATTCCACATGATCCCTGTCGTTGTAAGGAACGACGACCACGTAATTGCCACCGTCCGGACCAACGCCGTGGCCTCGATACTCAGGGCTTGGACCGCGCGAGCCGCTCATCTGCCAAGGGCCCGGCGTATGCTTTGCTTCGCTCATCACAAATCTCCTCACCAGCCGTAGGCGCCAATGCGGCGCATGTATTGCTGGCGCCTGAATGTCTCGGGGTACTCTTCGACGGGCTCGGGCTCAGTCAGAAACTCATCCGAAAGATCGCGGCATAGCTCGCCTTCCGTGATGCGGAGAACGCGGAGTCCTGTCCTGTCCTTCAAGCCGGCGATGAAGTCCTTTGCCTCATCGGCGCTGTGGCAGATCGCTCCGCTGTGGAATCTGTCGGTGGTGTCGAACACGAGGAAAGTGTCTGCGGCGCTCACTGTCCGTCTCCCGCATGCGGTGGTTGTTGGGTGGGGTGGAGGGCGGTGCGAGCGGCATTCCTGATGCGAGTTGCGTTTATGGTTGCACGCGCACAAGACTCGATTGTTGGCTCCGACATGCAGCGGGCCAGTACATCGCGATCAGTCTCGTTGCGAACCTCATCAAGAAATTCAGCGATGGTCGACCGTTTCGGAAACCGTCCCACGCGCATGTCGTGCGCAATGTGATCTGCCGATGTGATGCCTTCCGGGTATTCCATCTGCGTATTCTCCTATTTCCCAGATCAGGCCGGAGCCGTCTTGCGTGTGTCTCGATGACCTCTTATCGCACGGGACATATCCCGCCGTCAAGGGATGCATCCCGAAATATTTTGTGGCATGCGCGGGATTAATCCCGTATATGGGAGGGGATGACGCAAGAGCCTCCCTACAACCCTACGCCAAACGACAACGGCGAAGCCGCCCTAGAGTTTTATGAGCAACGTCGAAAATGGGCGGAGTTTGCATCTACGCATCCAGGGGTGACCGACCGAGCGTTTCGTGTCGGCTACTGGTTATCCAGGCGCATGAACGGCAATGACCGATGCTGCTGGTACTCAGTTCCAAGGATCGCAAAGGAAATGGGGAAAAGCGTGCGCTACGTGCAATATGCGCTCGCCGATCTGAAGGCGGCTAACGTGATTCTAGTGGTGCCCGAAAAAGGGAAGCCGAACGCCTATTTCCTGCACGCCCCTTTTTTGTGAGTGGTGCAAGATCATGCACCGGTAGTGGTGCAAGGATGTGCATACGAATATCTAAAGGCTAATTCCTAAAAGGTTTAGCTCTGTTCGTATAATAGCTCTGAGGGTGGAGTTTGATATCTCTAGCAGGCCGTCAGAAATCGAGAGGCTTGTAGGACCCAATCACGAGACCTTGGACGCGGGTCTGCGTGACCTCTTCATCCTCATGTTCCGGCGTGATCTCGAAGGCCTTGTGCTTCGGATTTGTGCTGCGGGGCTTCAAAAAGCACTTTTTGCCGCGAAACTCGACTTCTTTCAGCGTCGTCTCAACAAGGTGGGTTCCGGCGATCCTGCGCTCCACGTGGAGCACCATGCCTGATTTGAGCGCAAGTCCTGTTTCGGCGAAATTGGCGCAGATCGCGTAAGATCCGTCCTCGAATAGCTCATTCATGGAATCCCCAGACACCCGCAGCGCATATTGCCGCGCATGTGGGAACTTGTTGCTCCGCACAATGTTCACCGTCGCGAACTCTTCGTCTTGGTCAGCGAGGGTAATATCTCGAAACTGGCCCGCCTCTACTACCCCGATTATGGGTAGCCCCTCGGTCGGCAAAGTGGAACCTGCCTCCTTGCCATATAGTAAATATTCAGGGGTCGTTTTTAGCGTTCGGGCCAATCTGGCTAAACTTTCGGCACCCGGACGCACCGGTCGGCGCCTGATGTCACGAATGAAATCTTTACCCATGCCGGCTGCCGTCGAGGCCTGCGAAGCTGACATGCCCAGCTCGCGCAACCTTTCCTCGATTCGGTCGATCATCGTCCCATCCATGCGGGACTCAATCCCATTTTCGCCATGTAGCGGCTATCGGGACATGTCCCTTGACAAGTCGGGATGTGTCCCGCTATAAGGGAGGAATGCAGCATCAAGTCATCCCCTCCGCAGAAGATATCCGGCAGACGCTTCTCCAGCGGGCCGAGGCCTTTGCCAAAAAGCGCAACGTTAGCCTTTCCCGCATCGGCCTTGAGGCGATCAAGGACAGCAAGTTCTTGGCCGAGGTGAAAACGGGCCGCAACTTCACGATCGACTCCTACCAGCGCGTTATCAACTGGATCGAAGCTGAGGAGCGGGCGGAATGAGCGGCGGGACTGTCTACCTCACCAAGCTGTCGCACGAAGACCACCAGCGCTGGATGTCGGTGAAGTCGCACGTCATCGGCCAGATGGGCATCAAGGAAATGCAAGTCGCGACGGCGGAGAACTTCGTAGCGCTCGCCAACACGCTCTATGACCTGAATGTCACGGCGACAGATTTCACGGCGGCCGTCAGGCATCTTTTCGTTGCCATCAATGGGCTCTCCAAGTCCGCCCGCAGAAAGCTTCGCAAGAGGAATGTCAGCAAAATCGGATATGAGTGCCGCCCTCACGGCGCAGCGGTGAAGAAGGCTGCCCTGAAGGCGAGGGAGGCCCGCAAGTTCCCGCCGAGCGAGCGTAAAATCGCCGCCACGAAAGCATACCACGATAAGCACCTCGTCCTCGTTACCAAAGACGGCGAGAAGATTTTCAACAACGTTCGCCAGCACTCCAGTCCGCTGGCCCGAGACGAATTCTACAAGTCGTGGGATTGGCGCACATTGCGCATGAAGACGATAAAGAAATTTGGCCGACGCTGCCAATGCTGCGGCGCGACGCCATCCGATATGACCGTGGATGGAAAGCCAGTTCGCATCGTCGTGGATCACATCAAGCCGATCTCGAAATATTGGCAACTGCGTCTTGTTCCCTCAAATCTTCAGATCCTCTGCGACGAATGTAACCAGGGGAAAGGCGCGTGGGACGAAACCGATTATCGCGTAGCAGAGTCAGAAGCCGCTCCCGAAGTCGTTGACCCTCTCGTGGCTGAATATCGCGAAATTATGCGCGAAGACGCGGGCCATCGCGCCGCCTCACATTCACCTCTCCCAGCGGGGTTGATGTCATGAGCGAGACCATGATCGAGCGCGTTGCGGATAGGCTTCAGACGCTTGCCTTTGAGCTTTTTTATGACTCTTGGACCGACGAGACATCCGAGAAATTCGCTCGCGCCGCTATCGAGGCCATGCGCGAACCAACGCTTTCGATGGTTCATGCTGGCGCATGGGCAGGCCCTTTTACGATTGATCGCTACATGGCGATGATAGATTCCGCTCTCTCCCAATCTCACCCCTCGCTGCCCACCCCTGCAGCGACGCCGGCAGATTCCGCAAACCCTCCCCCGGTGGAATCTGTCGGCCCCAATTCCGAGGTGCAATCATGATCTATCTAAACTGGCATGTCGGGATGAAGGTCGTTTGCATTGACCCGACACCAATTCCTGATGAGCCCGTTCACGGCGAAATCTACACCATCAGTTGGATCGGCATTACCGGCGACAATAAAGTTTCTATCGATCTCGTAGAAATGCCGGCGCCAGAAGATGAAGAAAATTGGCGCGGATACCTTCCTGAGGGTTTTAAACCGGTCAAGACGCGCAAGACTGACATCTTGATCTTCACCCGCATCCTTCGGAATCCGCACATTCGGATCAAGGAGGACGCATGACATCACAATCCTCCAGGGCGTGTATCAGCGCGATCTGCCCTCTTCAAGGAAGTCGTCCGGAGTGGGACGCGCGGTGCCTTGGGGACTGAAACCTTGCACAAAATCCAGTGTCGAAAATTCCGCGCGCCCATCCGTTTCCAATCCACGCCCGTGGTTCCCCCCTTGGGGCGTGTGATCGCAGCCTTCCTCCCAAGGTTGCGTGGACTGGCCCGAGCCTGGAGCGATATTCCCAACCTTGTCGCTCGGCTCGGGCCATTTTTCGGCAGGGGACTGCTGCCGATCTTGAATCTTGTCCGGCCTCAGAGCGCCGGAAGCTCTCTTCTTCGCGTTGCGTTCGTCAATGATTGCCGTCAACCGGCGAACCGCATCCGCAGTACTTTCCAGTTCGCGCCAATCTCTCCGTCTGTCGTTGTTCATATGAGCAACTCTGACAGAAGGAAGAGACAAGGTGTCGTCACGTAAGGACAAGGACAATAGCATGAGTGACACGGTGTATTACAGCGGGGTGATGCGCGAGGCCTACCCAGTGCCTCGCCGTTATTCAACTGTGAAGGCGGCTTTGAACGAAGCTGTTCGTTTCATAGCTCCGAAAGTCAGTAAGGATTTTTCACACAGGCGCGCCAGAGCGATCTGGGAAGGGCGCGCAAGGAGAATAGATGCGGAAGAAGCGGCCGCACTGCGGCTTGCCGAAATAGAGGAAAGCCGGCGTGAACAAAGAGAACTTAGGCAACGTCTTGCTCGGCTGGATGCGGCGCTTGCCGTGGCCGATGAGGCGTTCCATTGCGAGGCGCGCGCAGCGATGCAGCAGCAGATGGGCGGACTTCGCGGAATGGATCTGCCCAGAAATCACGGAGAGTGAATGATGTGCACGGTATCGATGGTCGCTGATCACTACAGGGACAATTTCATTCAGCGATGGCCGCATCCAAATCCGATCCATCCGTTGAGCACGGCGGCCTTCACGATTCCTCCGGTGTCCCGAGAGGAGTTCAACGCTCTCAAGGCCGAGGTTGAGGACATGAAGAAGCTCCTCCTTCGCGCCAAGGACTACGATGAACGCAACGGCGAACCTCATTGCGAAATGGAAGAGAAAGTCGCGCTTCTGAAGAAGGTGGCAGAAGCCGTTGGCGTCAATCTGGACGAGGTGTTCGACAATGGCCACCAAGACTGAAACATCCAGATCAGGCGGCATCGGCTTTTGCGGGATGCTCACCATCCTCTTCATTGGCCTCAAGCTGACGAACTACATCGACTGGTCATGGTGGTGGGTGCTGTCCCCTCTATGGATACCGGTAGCGGCTGCTCTGAGCATTGTAGCCGCCATCACTCTCATCGCCGGCATATTCGCCATTATCGACAGGTGATCGCCATGAACGCCCCGTTTGAACACATCAAGCCTCAACGTGTTGTCGCTCTCGACGGCATCTACGTGCTCGACCAGAACACCGGGCACTACGAGCTATTCGATGTCTTTGAGGAAGAGCCGAGCTACCCATACCCAGGCTTGATCATCATTGCGCTCTGCCTGATTGGGTGGGCCGCATTCGGAGGGATGTCATACTGCCTTTATCGGCTCGTTGAGGTGCTTGCTGGATGATCCGGCTTTCACTGCCAATGCCGCCGACAGTGTGGGAGATGTACTCAGGATGGGGCAAGACGCGCCGCCTAAGCGCCTCCTATGCGAAATGGCGGCAAGACGCAGGCTGGTTCATTCGCGGCGTCAGGGAGCCTCTCTCCGTGCCGTTCAGCATACAGATAGCCTTGAAGCGGCCAAGCAAGCGGTCCGATCTGGATAACCGAGCGAAGTGCGTCCTCGATCTTCTCCAGCATTACCAGGTCATCAAGAACGACAATCTTTGCGAGCGCCTCTCAATGCATTGGGAAGCCGGGATGGCAGACGAATGTGTCGTCATCATCCAAGAAGCAACTGAAGCACTCGCCGCCTAGCCATTCGATAGGGCGCCAAGCCCTGATTTGAGGGATCGAGATGAAAGCACCCCTTCAAGAACCAGAAGGATTTTCAACATGGTGGACATTCTGGCGCCCTCATATGCGGCACACAGACGGCAAATCAGATGCGCGGCAAGCCTATATCAAAGCACTCCTTCGCGGCGCTCTCCCTGACGATCTGCTGGCCGGCGCGCAGGGCTACATCCGCTTTATGGCCGAGAAGGACAAGCCATACATTCAGCTTTCGCAGACCTGGCTCAACAAAGATCGGTGGGAAGACTGGGCAGATAAGGAACGTGAGTATCAAGCTCGCATTGCCGCCCGAGCCGAAAACGTCGTCCAGATGAAGCCCATCAGCAACTACAGGCCGAAGTTCCTCCAGGAATGGGAGCGGAAGGCATGAGCCTCATAGCCTATGCGGGCAAGCCGCCGGAAAAGCGACGATCCAATCTCGCCTACCGTCATTTCCAACTCGGCCGGGACACTGCGGCAATCGCCACCATGCTCCGCGTCACGGAGGCAACCATTCTCAAATGGATCACAACGGAGCGCTCGATCCGGCGTTCGTTGCCGATCCCATATCAAGGAGTAGCACATGCAGGTGTTCGCGTATCGAGCAACGGAACGGGGCATTCAACAGCGAATGGCGGCAACGATCGGTGAGGAGAGGTCAAAACGCCTGGCTGCGCAGCGAGCCGACTATGAGGCTGGGTTGGTAGAACGTGAGCGCATCGAACGGATACGAGAAGAAGCCGATGAGCGCGCGAAAGCCTACGCGAGAGAGCTTAAAGCGGCTGGTTTTCGCTATCGACCAACCGTCGCGGATATCGAGCGCAAGGCAGCAAAGCTCTTCGGTGTCTCGAAGAAGGATCTTCACAGCTATCGCCGCTATCGCGAGATCGTCTTCGCCCGCCAGTTCGTCATGTATTGGGCTGTCAGGCTCACGCCGCTATCGCTGCCGCAGATAGGCCGGCTGATGGGAAATCGCGATCATACGACTGTGCTTCATGGTTCGGATTCGTACCCAGAAAAGCGCGCCACGATGGGCAGACACCTTCGGAGGGTGAGATGAGCATCAGACCAGAGGCGCCAGGCGAAATCTACGAGGACAGTAAGGGCCGGCGCTGGCTTGTCATGTCGCTCTGCAATGAGCCGACAGTGACCATGCAGCAAGTGCTGCCCCAATGGCACGAAAACACGATGATGCCTTTTACGCAATCGGGCGGCATTACCGGGCTGATGTGGAATGGCTTCAAGAAGGTTTTGGACGCCCCAGCGGAGACACCATGACCAAGGCAACAACGAGGGCTGAGAAGCGAAGGCGCCGTGGCAGGCCAAGGATTGAGGTTGAATATCGCGAAGCCAATGGCCGCGCTGCTCGCTCTCACGAGCCAGCCGATAAGCTCGCCCTTGAAACCAGGGCGCGTCGGCTTGGGTTGACCGTCATACAGGCCAAGGACCAGCGTGCGGAAACCTTCATTGGCTATCTCGCCATCCTCGGATCACGCGATGGATTGAGCGAAAGCCAGTATGAGGCGGCTACTCAGTTCCTCCGGCTGCGCGGCGACTGGCTTCTCTCCAAGAGGGCTCCCAATGCATTGGTGGATCGGGAACGCGGCGGCGGGAGTTCCAACGATGTCATCTCGCCAGAGTATGAGGAATGGTGCTCCAAGGTCGATAGTCGGTACAAAGCGTGCCGCAACGCAATCCAGGAATCGCAGGGAATTTACCGCACGGAGAACCTTTGGGCAGCGATCGATCTGTGCGTCATTCAGGGCCAACATCTGCACAATCTCATCGGTGCGACGCGGATTGCCTGCAATTCGCTGGTGAAATTTTTCCAGTGTTGACGAATAGAATCAATAGTTTAGATTGAATTTCATGAAGGGCTGGCGTCAAACATCCGCAGTCGAAAACATACGTATCGCTTCCAGCCGAAGGGCTGCCGGTAGCGCGGAGAACCACGTGTGGCTTGCCGACTGGAAGAAGTATGGGCTGCCATACTGTTCGTTGTATCTCGTGTCGCCAGACAACGATTGGCCTTGCAAGGTCGGCATCTCGACATATGCCGCTAGGCGGGTGGGAACAATCCAGGTTTCAGTGTGGCGACCGGTTAAGGTCGATTACTCCGTCTGGTGCAAATCTGTCGCCGACGCGCGTCTTCTTGAGAAGGCGATGCATTCAGCCTTGGCCGAAGATGGGAAATGGCTAAACGGCGAATGGTTCGATATGCGCCCCGAGGCGACGAAAGAGCTGATCCAATTCAAGGCTGCCATTCTCGGCATCGAGTGCTTCGATAAGGTGGATGAGCCGGCAATCGTCGCCGACATTGAGCGGATGCTGGCCTATTATAGCGACGGCTCACTGGCCGTTCGGATTAACCGATATCGGGCTTGACATATCGGTTCTCCCGATATTAAATGACGGTCATCTTCACTTTGCCGCTTTGCGGCCCAAGGAACTAATCGCGTGTAGGCCTGATTATGTACTTGACGTACCGAGAGTTAGAAGGCGCTAATGCAAGCCGACAGGCCGGCACACAACGCTGAAGTGGAAGTCACCCCTCAAATGGCAGAGGCGGGGGCCGAAACGATAATGTCCTACGGTTTGGCGCTCTCTAGGTCTTCGGCTGTCTCGCTGGCTGAGGACGTATTTCGCGTCATGGTGAGTTTGAAGCGAAAGCGAGAATCAACCGTCGCCCCGAAGCCGGGCGATAGGAAATTGTGAAGGTGCCGCACACCACACGAACGACACGCTAGGTTTGCCGGCGTAGCTCAGTGGTAGAGCAGCATCCTTGTAAGCTGAAGGTCGGGGGTTCGATTCCGCCCCGCTGGCACCAAAAAATCCAGAGCTGGGCGAATGTCGCCGGTCTGCTTGGAGCCAGCTAGCAGCGACATTCCTGTCCTCGGCAAGACAGCCGAAAAACTGCCGCGAATTTCACAGTTTGCCGGTCCCGCGCGTCGCTGTGAACAGCATCGCTTCGGTTAAGCGCAGACCTTCGTGGTCGCCACCGGCAAGCCCCAACCCCGAGCTGGAGGGCGTATGTCGACACTACGCTCGCCGCTGCGAAGCCCACTCAGATCATCGATCTTCAATCCACTGACCGGCGGGGGATTGACCGGTACGATAGCCGATTTTCCCCAGGACCTCGATTGGACAGTTCCATCAGTTAAGGGTGGGCCTCAGTCATTCTCGGGCTCTCCGGGTGCTGGGAATCTCTTTCGTCAAGGCGGCAATGCAGTCGTCTGTTATGCCCCCAATGCGTCTGGCACGTTGTCAGCGATGTCCTCGACGGCGTTTCGCCGTACCAATCTGGGCGAGTGGCAGTACCCATCGATCAACGTACGCAACCTGTGGAATCGCGACCTGACGAATGCTGTCTGGGTTGCCACTAACGGAACCGCGACAAAAAACCAGACGGGAGCTGACGGAGCGGCCAACGCCGCGTCTCTGATAACTGCCACGTCTGCCAATGCGACCTTCCTTCAAGCAACCACCAATGCATCGGCAAATTGGGTGTTCCAGGTCGACCCTCGTCGCGTGTCTGGAACCGGCACGCTTGAAATGACGATGGACGGCGGAACGACTTGGACCGTTATCACCCCGGCTAGTTCCTCGTTCGATGTGATGAACCCGAAGGTCATCAATCAATCGGCCGTCACAAATCCCTCGGTCGGTTTTCGCATCGCGACTTCCGGTGATAGTTTTGCCGTCGATTTCACGATGCTCTTTGCCCAACCTACAAATTATCCGGCCAACACTCCTATTCATAGCCGGCCGATCACCACTTCGGCGACAGTCCAGACGTTCCTTGAGCGCGCCTACGCATCCTTCCCGGACAATTCACCCCTTGCGATTATCGCTCGTGGCCCCTTCGCGTTCTATCTTCAGCAACGCGGTTACCCGAACCATCCGATAACGTCGGCCTCGAACTTTCAAGTCAGTGTCGCACCAGACGGCACTATCAAATTTCAGAATGGTGCATCTGGCCAGTGTGTGACCACAGCCGGAATCTGGAAAACCGGCTTGAGCCAGGTCAACAAGATTGCCGGCTGGTGTGATGGATCTACGCTTAAAATGGCAGCGAACGGCTCGCTGGCAGGCGCTGCGACCGGCACAATAGGCCTCGATCCAGCGCTCGATCACTGGGATCTCGGAACAAACGGCGCTGGGGCAAACTCAATCTTCGGTATCAATGAACGCGTCGCAATGGGTCCGAACCTGACGTTCACCGATGCGCAACTTCAGCAGATGACGACGTAAGGAGCCGTTATGGCTAACAGGGTAGTCGATACGCTTGCGGCGACGGGGACCGGCACGGCGATAACCGTTCAGACCGGATGGTTGTCTCTCACGGGAACATGGACCGGCACTGTAAATCTGCAGACTGGTCCGAATCCTGATGGCTCGTGGTCAAGCATTACGGACGCCAGCGGCAACGTGATTGCGCTGACGGTCAACACCAACTGTCCGATCGACAACGCCATCCCGATGTCGATGAGAGTTAACTTCACGCGCACCACGGGAACTCTGGTGGCTGCACTCACGAGTCAGATCCCCGCCTAAAATGTTCACCTGGCTGGTGATGGACGCAGGGCAGAAAGACGCGCTTGTGTCTCTCGGCACAACGGAACAGTTTGCCCCGAGAGTAATCGCCGCATCGGAACTGGCTGGCAAATGGGCCAGTCCTATCAGTCTCCTTGACGACCCAAAGTATGCGGAGTGGGCGCAAGGGCTTTCTTTCCTTCCGCTCCGCACACTAAGCGCCGACGCGCTCTTCGCCTGAAACCTCAACCCTCAACCCTGTCCCGAAGCACAGGCCCGACCGGCCTGCTCAACATCCATGTCGAAAGGAATATGAAATGGCCGGACTCTACACTCCTGGCGTCCAGACGGATAACCTCATCACCGGCAGCGAGCACATCGTTGTCGATACCTTCCTGCCGAGCGGTCAGGTCCCGCAGACTGCGAAGCTCTCGCTCGTTCGTTTGGCGATGGCAATGACCTACCTCTCCAACAACCTGAGCACCACCCCGGTTGCCGGCACCCGCTATTATGTCGATACCTCGATCGGCACCGATGGCACTGTCGTCACCGGCATCCGCGCTCTGATCGGCGCCACGGGCGGCACGGACAAGTTCATCTACGAGCTGCACGATAGCGCCGGTAACCTCGTGGCCACCACGGCTCTTGCTGGCGTGACTGTCGGCACCGCCGGCACCTGGCAGGCCATTCCGTTCACTGCGCCCGTGACTGTCAATGCAGGCACGTACTTCATCGTCGTGCAGAACAACGGCACCACGGCACGCATTGCCACCTACAATGCTCCGGTTTCTCCGCTGCTCACCGGTTCGGCCACCGGCACGTTCGGCACCTCCGCCGCCATCACGCCTCCGACGACTTACACCGCAGGCGTCGGCCCCGTGGCGATGCTCTACTAAGTCAAGATCGGCGGGGTGGCATGAGGCTGCCCCGCCTTCTCCACCTATGCGCCGAGGTGCATTCCAATGAGCGCTCTTTCCAGATTCCTCAATCGCCTCTTTCATAGGAACAAACCCATGTCCGCAGTGGATTTCTCGGCCCTCAGTGCCGAAATCGATAACATCGCCGCCAACGTCCAGAAGGTTGCGTCCGAACTCGCCAATGCGACCGCCACTCAAGCCGCACTCGATGCCGAGAAGGCTGCTCATGCCGCCGACAAGGCTCTCCTCGATCAGGCCAATGCCGATCTGGCATCGTCTCAGTCGGCCGTTGCCGATCTGACGGCAAAGCTCAAAGCGGCCGATGACGCGCTAGCTGCTGCGCTGCCTGCGCAGAGCGCATAAGGTCAACCAATGCCCGCCGGCCGGCCGAGTGACTATCTCCCAGAGTATTGCGAGACCGTTATTGAACTCGGTCGTGCTGGCAAAAGCCTGGCCCAGATGGCCTCGCACTTCGATGTATCGAGGCAGACAATCGACAACTGGGCAGCGACGCACCCAGAATTTCTAGAAGCGCTTACACGAGCCAAGGCTCACTGCCAGGCTTGGTGGGAAGATCAGGGGCAGACCGGCATGGTTGCTCCCGGCTTCAATGCCGCTGTCTGGAAAAAGTCCGTAGAGGCTCGTTTCCGCGACGACTACACCGAGCGGCAGGAAATCACTGGCGCGCAAGGTGGCCCGATCAAGACAGACAGCCGGTTTGAGATAGTGCTCGTCCCGCCAGCCCCCGATGATGCCGGGTAAGAACCATGTACCATACGCTTAAGAAAATTGCTGGACCGTGGCTGGTTGAGGTTTTTGCGGGCAAGGTCCGCATCGAGAATTATGATGATGACCGAGTTGTTCTAGGGAAGGCGTTCGATCTCAATGAGGCGCGCGATCTTCGCTATGCGTTGGACGAGATCATTCGTCACGCAGAGGCTGAGGACCAAGCCAATAATAGGGATCGACGTTGAGGGCAGAGTTTCCGCAGAAGCTCGCGTTTCTCTTCCAGCCTAAACGATACAAGGTAGCATGGGGTGGACGCGGTTCGGCTAAGTCATGGTCGATCGCCCGGGCGCTCCTCATCATCGCGGCGCAGAAGACAAAGCGCATCCTGTGTGCCCGAGAGTTTCAGAATTCGATCCAGGATTCCGTCCACAAGCTGCTGAGCGACCAGATCGAAGCGCTCGGGCTTAGTGATCAGTACGAGATCCAGAAAACCACGATCATCCATCGGGTGACGGGCAGCGAATTCATCTTCTCAGGCTTGCGCCACAATGTGGACAGCCTGAAATCAAAGGAAGGCATCGATATCGTCTGGGTGGAAGAAGCCCAGATGGTCTCCTCGTTCTCTTGGGACAAACTTATCCCGACCATCCGCAAGGAAGGCTCGGAAATCTGGATTAGCTTCAATCCCGAGCTTGAGACGGATGAGACCTACAAGCGGTTTGTCCTTAACCCACCAACTGAATCGGTAGTTGAGAAGATCAACTGGCGCGACAATCCTTGGTTTCCTGAGGTTTTGCGTCAGGAAAAGGACGATCTCAAGGCGCGCGACATCGACGCCTATCTCAATGTCTGGGAAGGAAATTGCCGGCAGACGTTGGACGGCGCGGTTTATGCCAGCGAAATGCGGCTGGCGCAGGAAGACAACCGGATTTGCCGCGTTCCGTATGATGCATCGAAGCCGGTGAATGTCTTCGCCGATCTTGGCTGGGCTGATCATACCTCGCTCTGGTTCGTGCAGAAGATCGGAATGGAATACCGGGCGCTCCGGGCGGTGCAGGACAGGCAGAAGCCGTGGCCCCACTATCTCGGGCTTATCCAGTCCTTCGGCTACATCATCGAAGGGATATGGCTTCCCCACGATGCGCAGGCCAAGCAGCTTGGAACCGGCAAGAGCATCGAGGAAATAACCCGAGCCTCCGGGATGCCGGTCAGGATTGTGCCGAGGCTTTCGGTTGAGGATGGGATCAACGCGCTGCGCACCATCTTCCCGCAAGTCTGGTGGGATGAAAAGCTCTGCGAGGATGGCCTCTCGGCACTGCGCAGATATCGCTACGAAGTCGACAAGGTAACGGGCCAGTTCTCCAAGAATCCGCTGCATGACGATGCGTCGCACTTTGCTGACGCGGCGCGATATTTCGCGGTTGGAATGCGAGACGGCGCAAAGAGCAAGCGCCCGCCGCCACTGTCCAAGAGTTCGGTCACCGGAATGTCTCTAGGTTGGATGTCGAGATGACCAAAAAGACTGAAGACAGCGACATCCTTGAGGAAGCCAAGAAGCGCTTTCAGGCTTGTGAGGACTGGGAAGCCGACTTCCGCAAGCGGTTCGTTGAAGACCTGAAGTTTGCCAATGCCGATCCCGAGAACGGCTGGCAGTGGGATCAGGTTCTTCAGCAGAACCGCACCGACAAGCGCAAGCCATGCCTGACGATCAACAAGACACGCCAGCACAATCTCCAGATCATCAACGACGCCAAGCAGAACAAGCCCGGCGTCAACATCCGGCCGGTTGGCGATGGTGCCACGTACGACGCAGCTCAGGTGTTCGAGGGCGTCGTACGACATATCGAATACCAGTCCAACGCGGAGCAGGCATATGATACTGCTACGACCTTCCAGGTTGAAGGTGGAATTGGCTACTGGCGTGTCATCACTGACTATGTTTCGCCCGACACATTCGACCAGGAAATCTACATCCGTCGCATCAAGAGCCCGGATTCGGTCTACCTCGATCCCGATATTCAGGAAGCAGACGGGTCAGACGCTCGCTTCGGCTTCATCTTCGAGGACGTGAGCCGTGACCGGTTCGAAGCCGAGTATCCTGATTACAAGGGCGATGCCGATCTTGACGTAATCGGAAAGGGCGATTTCTGGTGCTCGAAGGACAACGTTCGCATCGCTGAATATTATCGCCGGGAGCAGAAGGCAGACAAGCTCGTCGCCTTTGTCGATCCGTTGACACAGCAGCAAGTCATCGTCCGCAAGAGTGTGATGGATGACAACCAGAAGGCGATGTACGATCTGGTGAAGGGCGATCCAAGCACCAACGAGCGCAGCGTGCTCACGGACGAGGTGCAGTGGTTCAAGATCGCCGGCAACAAGATCATCGATCGCCGTGTCTGGCCCGGCAAGTTCGTTCCCATCGTTCGCGTGATTGGCGAAGAGACCATCATCGAAGGCAAGATGGACCGCAAGGGCCACACCCGTTCGATGAAAGATCCTCAGCGGATGTTAAACTACTGGGTTAGTGAAGCCACCGCACAGGTCGCGCTTCAAACCCAGACGCCTTATGTAGCAGCAGTGGAATCGACTGAAGGGCTCGAAACCTACTGGGCAAAGTCCAATCTCGATGACGCGGCATATCTGCCCTACAATGCCTATTCCGAGGATGGAACGAGGACCATTCCGCCGCCGCAGCGTACTCAGCCACCGCAGATGGCAACGGCATACATTGACGGCTTGAAAATCTGCGAAAATCAGATGATGCAGGTCTCTGGGCAGTTCCAGAGCCAGTTCGGCCAGAATGAGAATGCCACCTCTGGCAAGGCGATCAACGAGCGCCAGCGTCAGGGCGACAACGCCACCTACCACTACATCGACAATCTGGCGATCGGCATCAAATACACGGGCAAGATCCTCATCGACCTGATCCCGAAGATTTACGACACGCCACGCGTCATCCGCATTCTTGCCAAGGATGGGACTGAGGGCGCTGTTCAGATCGATCCGAACGCGCAGCAGGCTCACCAGCCGACGCAAGACCCCAACCAGGAAGCGGAGAGCCAGACGGTTTCGGCCATCTTCAATCCGAATGTCGGCCGCTACGAGATCGAGAGCGATACAGGCCCGGGTTATGCCACTCGTCGGCAGGAAGCGTTCAACGCGATGACGCAGATCGCATCGCAGGACAAAGGCTTCCTCGAGAAGGCCGGCGACCTGTATTGGAAAGCCGCCGACTTCCCGATGGCTGATGAACTGGCTGAACGTTACGCCAACACCATACCGGCTTCGGTGAAGGGCAAAGGGCCACCGCCAGAGGTTCAGCAGCTTCAGGGGCAGTTGCAGCAGTCGCAAGACGCCATTGCCAAGCTGACCCAGCAGTTGAACGACAAGGAAAAGGAAATCAACATCCGGTCCTTCGAGGCGGAATCGAAGCGGATTACGGCGCTGGGTAACTCCGGGCCGGCGATCACGCCAGATCAGATACAGCCGCTCGTCAAGCAGGCAATCCTTGAAATGCTGATGGGAGGCTCACCAGAGGGCGCGGGCGGTCAGGGGCAGCAGATGCCGGCCGAACAGCCGCAAGCGCCTCAGCAGCCGCCAGTGGGCCAGCCAATGCCAATCCAGCCGGGAATGCAGCAGTGACCAACACCAAATGCGCGAATTGCCCAAAGTCTAGCACCTTCGTTGTGGTGGGGGAGAACAAGGAGGTTTCTCTCCTGCACGCAACCGATGAGTTCGCTTCGGTTCTTAGGGGCGCTCCTCTGCCGGCATCATGGCTAACCTTCCGCGACGAAGACCAGCCCTATGGCTGGCCGGGGATCGACGCATGAACATCAACATCCGCTCCGGTGAGGTTCCCATCCTCATCCGCAAGACTGCCGAGGAAATCGCTGGCTGCTTCTACGAATTGTCCCGCACCGATCGGTTCAGGACGGAGGCTGGCTCTCAGAAGCAGTTCATTCGCCGGCATTGGAAGGATCATCTCGGTAACGCGGTGCAGAGCCTTGCGGGTCTCTTGGGCCAGCCTGGTTTCCCCGAGGATCAGAAGCTCAAGATACACGATGCGTTGATAGAATTCCACGAGCGCGCCAAGCCCGGCACGCCGCAACTGTCAATGAGGAATTGGCAGTGAAAACGATTGCCACGCCCGGCTTTGCCGTTGGTGACGCCATTGTGCTGCATCTCGCGAACCGCAAACTAGCAATGAAGGTCATCGCTGTTGTCAACCCCAAACTCTTCCCGAGAAAGGTAGCCCGATGAGCAAGATCGCTTACAAGCCCGCCAAGAAGGACAAGGACGACAAGAAGCCCATGAAGGGCGGCAAGGGCGCTTGCGGGAAGGCCAAGTGATGCACATGCTCTCCGATGGTTATTCGCTTTTGACCCGCAAGCCGCATGAGCATGAGTATCGTGGCCTCTCCTACGAAGCAGCCTCAGTCCTTATGCAAGAGATTTGCCGACAGGCGGCAGGGACGGGTCAGACGGTGATGGCGTCGTATCATCTCGATGAACTGCGCAAGGTAGTGGAGGCGAAGTGATGGCAACACACTCCTATTCCCCCAAAGCCGCTGCCAAGGGCAAAGACATCGGCAAGCCCGGGAAGCAATTTGCGAAGATCGAGAAGTCTGCCGCCAAGGAATATGGCTCCAAGGCTGCCGGCGCTAAAGTTGCCGGCACCGTGCTGTCCAAGCTGCGCGCGAAGAAGGGCAAGTGATGCAGCCCGAGAGCCAATGGCGCGGCATCAGGCACTATGAACTGCAAGCGGAGCGTGACGAAGCAATCGCAATAGCTTTGGCGATCAGCCTTTCGGCTGTCGGCATTGCAATTGCGGCATGGCTATCCTCGCTCCTGTAAATCCCGACATGGCGGGTAATCCGTGGCACGTACCGGCGCGTTACACCGGGCTACCCAACATGGTGAACCATGGCTGACGAAGAACTGGACCCCACGCAGGGGACGCCGGAAGGCGAAACTGTGGTCAATCCGGGTGATGAAGCGCCTGCACCGGAGCAGGAGACCGAAATAGAGCAGCCTGAAGGTGAAGCGGAACAGCCGGAAGCCCCGGCACAGCCTGAGCCCGAGGAGCAGCCCAAGCCGGAGAAGAAGAAAACCCCGTGGGAACTTCGCCGGATCAACGAAGAGACCAACAAGCGCCGTGAGGCTGAGAAACGCCTTGCCGAGGCCGAGGCTGAACTGAGGCGTCTGCGCACTCCCAAGACCGCATCCACGGAAGAGCCGGAACATATCGATGTCGAGGCTATCCGCATGCAGGAGCGTGATCGCATCCGCCTGGAAGAGGCTGGCAAGATCGAGGCCGAGCGCTTCAATGCCGCCTGCAACCAGGTCTATGAGAAGGGCGTGGCTGCATTCGGAGCTGACTTCGACAACGCCACGACCACACTTAGCCAGGCTCTTGGCGACGAAATGCAGAAGCGCCCCGAGTTCCTGCAGGCAATAACCGAATTGGATAACGGCCATCAGGTCTACTACGAGCTGAGCCGCAATCCCGAAGAAGCCGAGCGCCTTCTGAGGATGCCTCCGGTCAAGATGGCACTGGAGATCGCCAAGATGAGCGCGAACGTTTCTAAGCCTGCCCCAAAGCCGATTTCGAAGGCTCCGGCTCCCGTCGCCCCTGTCGGCGGCGCTGCCAAGCCATCCGTGCGGCTGGAGGACGATCTTCCGATGGATCAGTGGGCGGATAAGTACCTCCGCGATCTAGCGAAAAAGGTGTGACCATGAAGCTCGACGAGTTCAAAGCCTGGTTCGAAGGCTTCACAGAAGACATGGACGGCGCCCCCACCACCAAGCAGTGGAAGCGCATTAAGGAACGCGTTGCCGAGATCGACGGCGTGGCGATCAGCTACCCGGTCTATGTGGAACGCTACTGGCCATCTACGCGGCCTTGGTACACCTATCCATCGTGGGGTACGACTTCTGCGGGTTGCGTGAGAGTGCCTCTCCAATTAAGCGCAATGCAAGGCCAACTATACGGCGTCACGGCTGGCGCAGCCCAACACCAGAATGCCCTGAGCAATTCCCTCCAAGGCCAATTTGATGGTGTTTCCGCCATGTATGCGGCCGGAAAAGCAGAGGCTCTAGCAGCCTAAGCAAGTCTGAACTAAGCGACCGGAAGCTATAGTCCGGGTTCCTCGCCTACCGGGGCGTTAAGCCGGGTTCATGTCCCGTCAATCGCGGTCACGGGCACCGCATCACCGGCAGTTTGAAAGGCTGCCTCAACCCATTGTGCCCGAAAGGACATCCCCGTGGCTAATCAGATCCTCACCATAGATATGATTACGCGTGCTGCTGTCTCTCTGTTTAAAAACAGCAACATGTTTATCAAGAACCTCAACACTCAGTAAACTAAATAGGTCTAGCTGAGTATAAACCGCGTGAATTGCTGGGAACCCGTTATAGACATTCTTACCACAACGTAGCCGGAAACGGCAAGCGTGATGGTTTTAAGAAAAGAATGTATTTGGAAATCAGCAGGGAAGCGCCTAATATCATGCCAGTCAACAACGTGGCGTGATGATGGTGAACCTTCAACGACTATCCCCTCGGGGAGTAGAGCCAAGCGGCTCGAAGTGCGCGGTTCGGACGAAGAACTCAAAGACGCTTATTGAGCGGTTGCTTTCAAACGTGGATAAGGAAACTTCCCAGATTTCGTGGGGCGGCACACGCTGCCACGAATGGAAGGGATACACGATGAAAAGCGGATACGGTCAGATCAACGATCGTGGCGCCAAATACGTTCATAGGGTGTCATACGAGAACGCCAAAGGGCCGGTTCCACCCGGTCTACAAGTTCTGCATCACTGCGATAACAGGAAGTGCGTCAACCCCGATCATCTGTTCGTGGGAACGCTCAAGGACAACATGGAAGATATGGTCTCCAAGCGTCGTCAGGCGCACGGGCCAAAATGCTTCCACGCCCGTCTGACTGTCGAGCAAGTGCATGCGATACGCGCCTCTGATGAAAAGCAACAGGTTATCGCTGACCGCTACGGCGTCACGGATGGCTTGGTGAGCATGATCAAGGCGCGCAAAATCTGGCGTTACGTCTGAAAAGATATAGTCTGACCTGCATTGAAAGATGCAGCAGCCGAAAGGCGGTCGCGGAGTAGCAATCCGCGACGAACATATGTGATGACGATAACTTCGCCATTGACGGCGCGAAGATCGGCGACTCCCTGCGTATCCGTCTGCCGAACGACTTCACCGTTCGTCACGGCGCCGCGTTGTCCGCTCAGGACACCTCGGAAAAGTTCACTTCGCTGAAGCTCCAGACGCAATCTGGTGTGGACGTTGCCTTCTCGACCGCAGAGCGCGCCCTGAAGATCGACGACTACTCCACCCGCGTTCTCATGCCCATGATGAACAACCTCGCTGGCGATATCGCGGCGGACATCATGAGCGGTGCTGATGGCGGCGTGTGCAACTACGTCTCGAACGTGGATGGCTCGAACAACGTCATCTCGCCGAACACTGCAACGATCCTCCAGGCCCAGGCGTCGCTCAACGACAACTCGGCCCCGATGCAGCCCGGCCGCAAGCTGGTCGAAGATCCGTGGACGGAAGCCAACGTCGTTGCGACCCTCTCCGGCCTGTTCAATCCCTCGCAGGCGATCTCGGAGCAGTATCGTTCTGGCCAGATGAAGAATGCCCTCGGCTTTGACTTCTTCATGGATCAGACGGTCATCAAGCACACGACCGGCTCCTATGACTCTGCGTCGGGCACCATCAGCAGCGCCGGGCAGACCGGCTCCACGATCACCGTTGCGGCGATCACCGGCACGCTGAACAAGGGCGACATCATCACCATCGACGGTGTGTATGGCGTCAACTACGTGTTCAAGAAGACCACTGGCAAGCTGCGCCAGTTCGTCGTGACGGCGAATGTGGCATCGGGCGCGACCTCGATCCCGATCTACCCGGCCATCGTTCCCCCGAATGCCGGCCAGACGGTGCAGTACCAGACGGTCACGGCTTCCCCGGCCAACTCGGCCGTCGTGCGTCTTGCCAGCAAGGCATCGGAAACGTATCGCAAGAACCTTGCCTACGCTCCCGAGGCCGTCACGCTGGCCACCGCCGATCTGGTGCTGCCGAAGGGCGTCCACGAGGCCGCCCGTCGCAACTACGACGGCATCTCGATGCGCATGATCACCGACTACGTGATCGGAACTGACCAGCTTGCCACAAGATTAGATGTAATCTATGGTTACCTGTTTGTCAAACCTGAATGGCTAACGATTGTAGCGGATAAGATTTAACCGAACAATCTTTACAATCTTTACTGCGTAAGACTATTGATCTACGCGGGAAGCTGAAATATCATCTGGGGCGTGGCACTCATGCCCCAGATGGAGTTCTTTAGATGGGCCGTAAGCCTAACGATTTCGTGGGACAAGTTTTCGGAGAATTGACCGTAGTCGGGCAGGGGCTATCCACCCCGAAAGAATCGGCGTGGGTCTGTGACTGCTCTTGCGGCAATATCGTAACCGTTACGTCCGGCGCTTTGAGGCGAGGGCAGAAGCGCTGTAAAAAATGCGCAAAGCCGAATTTCGTGGATCACACCGGCGAGCGCTTTGGCAGACTTGTCGCCCTGCGGGTGATCGACTGTAAGCCGAAACCAAAATGGGAATGCATCTGCGATTGTGGGAACACGACAGCCGTCATTGCCTCGGTGCTCGTAAGCGGTGACTGCCAGTCATGCGGTTGCTTGGCGCGCGAGATCAGGAAACTCGCCACTCGTAAGCACGGGCTGTGTCGCCACACCATTTACAATACCTGGATCAACATCAGGCAGCGTTGCCAGAACCCGAACAACATAGGATTTGCCAGATATGGCGGGCGCGGCATCAAGGTCTGCGACCGCTGGCACGACTTCGAGGCGTTCCTCGAAGACATGATGCCGACCTGGAAAGATGGCCTTTCAATTGAGAGGCTGGACGTGAACGGCAATTACGAGCCCGGAAACTGTGTCTGGGCAACGCCGAAAGAGCAGGCAAGGAACCGAGGGACAACGATGCGCTTCGAAGTGAAGGGCGAGGTTCTGACGGTTCCCGAACTCGCTGAGAAATATTCGCTACGGCAGAACGCTATTTGGCGCCGGATTCGCAAGGGCGAGACTGGCGATGATCTGGTGAGGCCAGTCCGCTGGTGAACCGCTACCCACTTCTCCGCTATCACAACCTGACAGGCCAGCAGCGCCTCGTCATGAGTGCCGAAGAGGAAGCTGAACTCGGCCCCGAATGGGGAAATGCCCAGCCTGACGTTCGCTACCCTTCGCACCCCGCGCCATTCATCGAAATCCGCAAGAAGCCGCCCGTTTTCTCCATCGAAATCCCGGAAGCCAAATGACGCATCAGATGTATCCCATGGCCGTCTATTCGCCCGAGGGGCAGATGTTCATTGTCGAGAACGACGAGGAACGCGCTGCCGTCACGGCTCAATGGGAAGTGGCGCCGGAAGCTGGCGACATCGAGCCGGCCAGTCCCGAACCTGTCAAGCGCGGTCCCGGCCGCCCGAGGCTTAACCCGTGACGACCGCTCTCGACCTCATCGCAGGGGCAATGGACGATGCCGGCATTACCGGCGTGGGCCAGACGCCACTTGCCGAGGACACCAACAAGGCCCTGACGCGCCTCAATGCGATGATCGCGCAATGGTCGCGCCGTCGCTGGATGGTCTATCACCTCGTCGATGTCGTTTTCACGGGCACAGGTGCGCTTTCCTATAGCATTGGACCGGGCGGCGATATCTCGGCCAATCGTCCCGACCGCATCGAATCCGGCTATTTCCGCCAGCTTGCGGGCGTTCCTGGAAACAATGTCGATTATCCGCTGGCAATCCTCCAGTCGCGTGAGGACTACAACCAGATCGTGCTCAAGACGATGGCCTCCGTCCCGGCCTATGTCTTCTACGATTCCGACTTCCCGCTGGGCAATATCTACATTTGGCCGGTCCCCAGCAGCACCTACGAGATGCATCTGTCGGTCAAGCCAGCACTCCAGAGTTTCCCGACGCTCGATACGGCATTCGTTCTTCCCCCCGAATATGAGGAGTGCATCCGGCTCAATCTGGCGGTTCGGCTTCGTGTGGCCTATCAGCTCGGTCCTGATGCTGGGCTGATCGGGCTGGCCAAAGTCGCTCTGAACACGATCAAGAACACCAACGCGCAGATCCCACTGCTTCAGATGCCCGGAGACTTGATTCACGGCGGCGGAACTTACAATATATTTGCAGACTCAAGCTATTAAGTAATTGAAATAAAACAAGCTTTTGCTATATTCTAAGGATGTTCCAAAAGCTTGATTTGATGGGCCTTAGGTCTAACCAATGGACGGTGATCGGACCGCCCAAACCAGAGCGTCCAAGGTACTGGCTTTGTCGGTGTGACTGCGGGAAAGAGAAATATGTATTCGGGCCGAACGTCAAAAGCGGTCTGTCGGCGTCTTGCGGCTGCCTCATAGGCAAATCTGCAAAGGAACGTCTCACCAAGCATGGCCTTGCTGACACTAAGCCGCACATGATCTGGTGCACTATGCGTCAGCGCTGCGAAAACCCAAGCAATAAGGGTTACCGGAACTATGGTGGGCGCGGCATCAAGATCTGCGCGCGCTGGCGGGATTTCGCGAATTTCTGGGAAGACATGGGGCCAACGTGGCGCGATGGACTGACATTAGAACGTCGCGACAACAACGGCCATTACGAGCCGGGAAATTGCATCTGGATACCCAAATCAGAGCAATCCAAAAACAGACGGCCCTCCAGCGAATGGAAGTTTAAAAATGCGGATTCCATTGCTGGGAGGAGCATACCAATCGCGTAACCTGATCGCAGGCGCGCAACGCTGTATAAATTTGTACAGTGAAATCAACCCGCCTGAGGGCTCGCCACCCGTCCCCGTTACGCACTATCCCACACCTGGCCTCAACCCGGTATCGCAGGCGCCGATTGTGGGGCGATATCGTGCCCTTTACCGGGCTTCGAATGGCGATCTGTACGCCGTCATCAACTCGTCGGTCTATTTTGTCTCAGCCGATTACAACTGGACTCTCTTGGGCAGCATCACCTTTGGCACCAACACTGTCTGCTGCGCCGACAACGGTCTTTGCATCATCCTCGTGGACGGTACAGCGACCGGTTACGCCATTGATATGGCAACGCGGGCCTTCGGCACGATCACGGACCCGTCATTCTTCGGCGGCACGAGCGTCGAATATCTCGATACCTATTTCATCCTGAACCGCCCCGGGACCTCTCAGTTCTATATCTCGCTCTCGCTGGTGACCTTCGCCATGCTGACGGGCACTGTCGGGGCGATTTATCAGGGCTCGATCGTCTCAGGTGGCGCGGGGTACACCAACGGCACCTATACGAATATCCCCCTTGCTGGCGGGACGGGGACGGGAGTCACGGTAGACCTGACCGTAGCCGGCGGCGTCATTACCGTAGCGACGATCAACAACGCAGGTTCCGGCTACGCGAATAACGACACGCTCACACTGACCTCTACGACGCCCGGAACGCCTGGCTCGATCCAGGGAGGCGCGATAGGCGCGGCGGGGTCTGCATACACCAATGGCACCTACACCGGCGTCACCCTGACGGGGGGAACCGGCACAGGAGCCAAAGCAACCATTGTCGTTGCTGGCGGTGTGGTAACAACGGTCACAATCACCACGGTTGGGTCGGGCTACACCATTAACGACAGTCTCTCGGCCACGGCTGCATCTATCGGCGGCACGGGCTCTGGTTTCACATGGATCGTCTCTCTGGTCACTGGCGGGTTTGTGTACACGGTGGATTTCGTCCACGGGTATGCGTTCGACCCACTCGACATCGCCAGCAAGACAGGCTCAGCAGACAATATTCAGTGTCTTTCGACCATCCATGGCGAACTCTGGCTGATCGGCGAGTTGACCTCGGAAATCTGGACCAACACCGGGGCAGCGGATTTCACTTTCGGGCGCATCCAAGGCGCCTTTATCAATCATGGCTGTGTCGCGCCGTACTCACTTTCCCAGCAGGATGTTTCGCTGTTCTGGCTGACGCAGGACCGGCAGGGAAACGCAATCGTGGCGATGAGTTCCGGCTATGCCGTCGAGCGCGTCTCTACCCATGCTATCGAGCAGGACTTCCAGTCCTATTCCAAGATCGACGATGCGATCGGCTATTGTCACCAGATCGACGGACACGCCTTCTACATCCTGACATTTCCGACCGCTAATAAGACCTGGGCCTACGAACTCTCCACGAAACAGTGGCATGAACGCGGTTCGCTGGATGGGAATGGCATTCTCAACCGTCATCGCGGGAACGCTTTCGCCTTTGCGTACGGCAGGGGGCACGTGGGCGATTTCCAGAACGGCGCGCTCTACGTCTTCGATCAGGATTACTATTTCGACGGCACGACGGCCATCCCGAGGATCAGGACATTTCCGCATTTGGTCGGGGAAGACAGCAACCGCGTCGAATACATCCGGTTCGTGGCGGATATGGAAGTCGGCCAGTCAACCGGGACGACGCCAGACAATCCACCGCTGATTTCACTGCGCTGGAGCGACAATCGCGGCGCCACCTATGGCAACCCGGTGCTGCGCTCGATGGGTGCGACGGGCCAATATTTGGTTTCCCCACAGTGGAGGAAACTGGGCATGGCGCGCGACCGGGTGTTTGAGCTTTCGTGGTCGGCTGACGTTCGCACGGCTCTTAATGGGGCTTGGGTTGAAATCAGGAAGTCGGCGTCGTGACGGTCGGTAAGGCCCAGAACGGCTCGCCGATCGTTCCATCCTCTGCCGAGCCGATAGGGCAGGGTGGTATTCTCGTAACGCCGGTCTGGCTGCGGTTCTTCAACAATCTCGTTGGATCATCCCTACCGATCCTGCCCATTTCGCTAACAGCCTCGCCCTTCGCCTATACGGCGGCAGCGCGTGGATCGGTGACGATTTCTGGTGGCACAGTCAGCAATGTCACGCTGACGCGCGCAAACACAACGATCCCGGTTTCCGGGTCAACTGTTCCGGTGATGAACGGGGACATCGTGACGGTGGCCTATTCGGTCGCACCGACCCTTTCATTCGTTCCTGGCTAGGAGCCCTATGAAGTATTTTCAGCAGCTTGCCGCCGGCCTGAATGTGACGCCGGTTCTGAATGCTTTGCAGCGTCAGCCGGAGTTGTGGGATCAGCATCCGATCAGGACGCAACATCCGGGAACGGCCCATGCGGACGTAAGCGACATACTCATCCGCTTCAATGACTACTCGGAATTCGAGCGCACAGGCGATCCGACTACGGTAACCGACGACAAAGAGTGCGAGGCGTTCCCGGCATGGGGGAAGCTCCCACAACTTCGGCCGATTATTTTCGACCTGATGCGAACGGTTGAGGCGGTGCGTCTCGGCCGCGTCATCATCACGAAATTGCCTCCAGGCAAGACGATCACGCCGCATGTCGATGGTGGGGCACCCGCTACCTACTATGACCGGTACATGATCGCCCTACAGAGTTTTCCCGGTGCGGTTTTTCACATCGGTGACGAGAGCGTCAATTTCCGTTCGGGCGATGTCTGGCACATCAATAACCGGATTGAGCATTCGGTTGTGAACAACAGTTCGGACGACAGGATCGTCTGCATTGTCGATCTGAGGTGCGAGTAATGATTACAGCCCAGATCGAAGAGTTGGACGCCGAGACGCTAAACGAGGCAAAGCCGCTCCTGCCGTCGCACTATGACGAGCTATCAGAACATAAGCAGGCGGGGATTCTGCTTGATCCTCAGTTCGATCTTTACCTTGCTCGAGCGGCTGCCGGCCAAGTCATCTATGTGACACTCAGGGAGCGCGGAGCGCTAACCGGCTATCTCGTCTCGTTTGTCGCGCCGGGCATGCATTATCAGGGCTGCCTCACCTGCACGACGGACATTTTCTACGTGACGCCCGATCTTAGAGGTCTGCATGGCGGCACACTTTTATTCGATGCGTGGAAGAAGGAATGCGCCCGTCGCGGCGTCACCCTCATGCAGATCGGCATCAAGACCCGTCACGCGAAATATGCAGGACCATTGCTTGAGGCGGCCGGCTTCAAAGCCACGGAACTGATGTTCTGGCAATTCTTGGACAAGGAATAGGCCGATGCGCCATCGTTGTTACGATGAAGTGCCGTTCGAGGCATTTTCGATTGCCCCGCGAGTTGCGACCGCAATCATAGGTAGTGCTGTCGTCGGGGCTGGCGCGTCCATTGCTGGTGCGTCAGCACAGGCTGGGGCGACCAAGGACGCATCTGCACAGCAAATGGCAATGTATCAGCAGACCCGCAATGATCTGCTACCCTTCCAGAAGTTTGGGCAGGCCGGTGCGAACCAGCTTCAATCTCAACTTCCAAACCTCACCGCGCCCATTACGATGGATGAGGCCACGCTGCGCAATACGCCCGGCTACCAGTTCAACCTCCAGCAGGGATTGAAGTCCGTCCAGAATGGTGCGGCGGCGAGAGGACTTGGTGTCTCCGGGGCAGCCATGAAGGGCGCAGCAAGCTATGCCACTGGCTTGGCGGATTCGACCTATCAGAACCAGTTCAACAACGCCAACACGAACCAGACCAACGCGTACAATCGCCTGATGGGCGTTGCCCAGTTGGGTGAGAATGCAGCGGCACAGACTGGCGCCTATGGCACGCAGACGGCCTCGAATGTGGGGCAGAACACTATTGCTGGCGGGACCGCCATCGCAGCCGGCTATAACGGGGCCGCCGCTTCACTTAATAACGGCCTTGGCAACTATATTGGTTACAACGCCCTCAACAACAGGTTCCCGCCTGCACCTGGGCTTTACACTGGGGGTGCGTACTGATGGCTGACATCGACACCTCTTTTTATCCACGCGCAAACCAGAACTCGATTCTCGACACGCTTTCACAGGTTCAGGCTCTCAAGAATGCTGGCGTTCAAAACCAGCTTTTGCAGACCGAAGCGCAGCGTGCCGGCGTCGGTTTGTCTCAAGACAAGATCAATCTCGCACATCAGCAGTTCGGGCAGCTTTCGAGCTTTCTTGGCTCTCTCGCGCAAGATCCTCGCATTTCGACGGATGCCGGCCCGGGTCTTCTGAAACAGGCGACCGCACAGGCTGTTCAGCAAGGATGGATCACGCCAGATATCGCGAACAGCGAAATCGCCAATATGCCGACCGATCCGGCGCAAATTCCGCAATACCTGCAAAGCCTGAACACACGCATTCAGGACGCAGCGGGACAGTTCTCCAAGATCTATGGCGAGCCAACCACCATCAACAACGGCAACTCGATCGTTCCGGTCACTGCAAGCCCACTGACGGGTATCCGTCGCATCGGAGCCGACATCCCCGTCCAGACCTCGCCATCCGAACGTCTGTCTCTGGTCCCCGGCACAAATGCACAGGGGCAACCCACGGTTACGCCTGCGGGCGTCATTGCGCAGCAGGCAGGCATGAACCCGCTCACGGGTGTTCCCGCAACCGCGCCCAACCAGCCCGTCAATCAGCTTCAGCCATATCCACAGGGGCAGGCGCCGGTTCCGGCCGCACAAGCCCCGGCTACTGGCAGCAGCGTCGTCACGGGGCCTTCCCCGGGCGCACTGGAAGCAAACAAGACCGTAGGCGCGGCAAGCGGCCAGCAATTGGCGGCGGACACGGCGCAGGAGGCTAATTTCCAAGCGGATATCGTGCCGCTCCAAAAGGCTCGGGACGCACTTATCTCTTTGGGAACGACAGGCACCGGTCCGGGCACAGAGCAGATCAACGAAATTAAGTCGTTTGCTCAGTCTATGGGGCTTGGGACACTCGCCGGCATCGACCCTGACAAGATCAAGAATTTCGACGAGGCCAAAAAATACCTGACGCAATACGCCTCGCAAGCCGGAAGTCCGAACACCAATGACAAGCTTGCTGCGGCCTTCGCTGGCAACCCAAGCGTTGGCATTTCGAACGCGGCCTCGGTCGATGTGCTCAAGACTGCCATGTCGTTGCGCCGGATGCAGAACGCCAAAGTGCGAGCCTTCCAGGCTTCCGGGGAACAGCCAGCGACCTACAATCAGTGGGCCGCGAAATTCAATTCGAGCCAAGATCCGGTTGCCTATGGTTTTGACATGATGTCACCGGAGCAGCGCAAGAAATATGTCGGCGGCCTGTCGCAGGCTGAACGGCAGAAGTTCGTTGGCTCTTTGCAGACAGCAACGCAGCTCGGTCTTGTGACGCCTCCACAGCAGTCAGCGGCCCCAGCGAACGGCGGTTAGCTTCATGGCATATGTTGGAACGCCCCGTTACCTCGGCGACGACATCAACACGCTTGCGTCTATCCTTCAGGGAGAGGCTGGCGGCGAAGGCGTCGGCGGCATGCAGGCGGTGGCAAATGTCATTCAGAACCGCGCCGCCCGAAATTTCTCTGGCTATGGTAGCGGGCTCATCGATCAGGCGCTCGCGCATCAGCAGTTCCAAGGGCAATCAGACAAGCCCAGTGCCGCCGCCCGCGCGGTTGCGGCAAAACTCATCAATGGCGATATCCCCGACATTACCGGCGGCGCGCTCTACTATGCCAATCCGGCGGATTCGTCGGCTAAATGGGCGCGCAATCTGAACGACGGCAATGCACTCAAGATCGGCAACCACTATTTCACCGATAACGACGCTGGTCATCCGTTCATTCCGTCCGCCGTTGGCGCTGTCAATGCCGAAGCGGCAGGCGCCCCTCGCGCGCCCGTCCATACCGTCAACTATGTCCCACCTCCCTTCAGCCAGCAGCAGGGCAATTACACGCCGCTGATCGGCGATCAGCCGGCACAGCAGCCCCAGTCCCCGCAGACCATCGAACACGCTCCTACGCCTCCTGTGGCCGCGCCTGAAGCCAGCCAAGATCCTCTGAAGGCTTGGGGCATCGATGCGGAGCAGCCGGCGGCAAATGAACAGCAGCCAGCCGCGCCGCAGGACGACATCCTCAAGGCATGGGGAGTTGACGCGAACGAACCAACCCCAGCTGGGGATTTGGCGGAGTCTCAGGCGGCAGCGCCGGCCGATACGACGTTCGGCCAGAAAGTCGGCAATGCGATCGACACAGCCGCTGGGTACGCCGCACCCGTCGCTGGTTTCGTCAACAATGTCGGCAGGCAGATCGCAACGGGCGTCCCGGTAATCGGGGGTGCGCTGAATAAGGCTGACGCGGCAACGAACGCGCTTATTGCACCCGTCCTGAATCCGCTTTTCTCGAAAGAGAACCAGCTTCAGGGTAGCACCTTCGGCGAGCGCTATCAAAACTCGCTCGCCCAGCAAAACGGACAGGATCAGCAATTCCAGTCCGACCATCCGATCATTTCAACCGGCTCGCAGATTGCGGGCGGCATTGGTGCTCTCGGAGGCCTTGCATCTGCCGTACCGGCTGCCGGCTCTGTTCTCGGCTTGTCTGGCAGCCTTGGCGCGCGCACGCTGGCTGGCGGCCTATCTGGCGCAGCCCTTGGCGGTGCGGATGCCGCTGTGCGCTCCGAGGGCGACCCCGAGGCCATAGCGACGGGCGCTGCGACTGGAGGTCTGTTAGGTGCCGTTGCTCCGGCAGCGGGAGCCGTAATTGGCGGTGCGGCTAATAAGCTAGTCGGCGGTGCGGTTCCACAGAGAGTGGCGCAGCTTGCTCAACTCGCCCGCGACAAATACGGGATCAATGTAGGCCCCGGCCAGCTTTCCACCAATCCGACCATCAAATTCCTCGATAGCGTCGTCAATCGACTTCCCATGAGCGGCGGAACGGCAGCGAAGGAAGCCCAGCAGACTGCTTTCAATAGCGCTGTGGCGAATTCCTTTGGAGAAACCGCGAAAGAAGTCACGCCGGAGGTGATCGATGCCGCCAAGGGCCGCATTGGTAAGGTCTTTGATAGCGTTGCCGAGCGTACCTCCGCCATCAAGGCGGATGGGCAGTTCCAAGATGATATCCTGAACACGTTCAAAGAGGCCGAGCAGACGCTTCAGTCCTCGGAGATTGAACCTCTGCGAAAGATGATGCTCGGCATCGTCCAGAAGTACAAGGAAGGCGGCAACGCGATCGACGGCGAGACCTACCAGGCATTGACCCGAAAGGGTGCCCCGCTCGATCGCTTGATGAACTCGAATGATCCGAACATCGCCTATTCCGCCGGTCAGATTCGCGATGCGCTGGACGGAACTTTGGAGCGTAGCGCCCCGCCAGCAGCACTTAATGATCTGCGTACGGCGCGTAGCCAGTGGAAGGCGCTGAAGACTGTCGAACCGTTGGCAGCCAAATCCGCCACAGGCGACATCTCGCCTGCACTATTGATGGGGCAGGCATCGAAGTCCTATGGGAGCGCCTCCTATGGCAAAGGCTCCGATTTGGTGGATCTTGCTCGCATCGGCCAGCAGTTCCTTAAGGAAGCGCCGTCAAGCGGTACGGCGGAACGCTCCATGCTGCAGAACATCCTGCTCGGGGGGGCTGGCGGTGGCGGTGCACTCGGCGTTGCGGGCCTTGCAGCCAACCCCGGTGCTATTCCGTTTGCATTAGGAGGTGCACTCGCTAGCGGTGTTGCATCTCGTGGGCTCGGTGCGGCGCTGCGCAGCCCCTATCTCGCCAACAAGATGATCCAGAACAGTTTGGGACAATCTGGGGCCAATTACCTACTTCGTTCAGTCCCGCAAGGCGTTGCCGTCCCACAAGTCAACCAGCGTCGGCCCCTCGAGCTCACGGTTAAGCCGAACAAGCTTCAGTGACGACCGGTTGGGTGTCCGATCTTCTCGTTCAGCCAGAAGAGAACGGCACACAGCATAAAGCCGACATATGCACCGAGTCCGAAATCGACACTGATACCCGTCGCAAGGAATTTGGTGCCGTAATACACGCCCAGCATGGCAGCGGTGCAAAGAACGTAGGCGGTGACACGGCGCATCTATGGTGCCACGCAGTTGAAGGTCATCGTGCTGGCGAGCGTATCCGTTCCGCTAATCTGGGCCACGCGACCATACTTGTGACAGTGAGCATCCGCCTTTTTAAAGGCTTCCTGGGTCGTGAGACCGATAACATGACTGATTGTTCCGCCACGTTCGTTGGCACCTTCAATCGACGTGCAACCGGACAGCATAAGCAACAGCAATACTGATTTGCGCATGGCGCGCAGATAATACCGAAAACCCTGAAAATTCAAGATCAGCACCAACGGGGAAGGGGGCTTTGCCCTCCTTTTTCGCTCGGAGACGTTAATGGCAACCATTCTTCCCCTAGCGGAAACACAATTCAACGACGCGCTTGGTGTGCCGCTGGCTGGCGGTAGCGTGTATTTTTATACGCCTTCGACCACGACGCCGAAGGACACATATATGGATGCACTCCAGACCATTCCGAACACAAATCCAGTCATTCTGGATTCGGCCGGTCGGGCAATCATCTTTGGCTCAGGTGCCTATCGGCAGGTCGTCTATGATGCCAATGGCAACCTGATCTGGGACCAGACCACCTCGGAAGCAGTTGTCGGCCAGGCTTCATTTGGAGGTACGTCAACCGGTTCCGCGAATGCCCAAATCGTCTCCGCCGGCACGTTCTCCGGGGCAGATGGCAGCACCATCAACTTTACGGCCGGCTTCACCAATACCGGCGCGATGACAATCCAGGTTGGCCCTTCCGGATCGCCGATTGCCGTTCTGAAAAATGGCCCGTCTGGACCGGTCAATCTTGTCGCTGGCGATATCGCGGCGGGAAACATCTATTCGGTATCGTACAGCGTAGCGCTGGGCACTTTCCAGCTTCTCCAGTCAATCCCTCCGGTCATTACGATCGCATCACAGGCCCAGGCCCAAGCTGGCACCGACAACACCACCGTCATGACGCCATTGCGGACCAACCAGGCCATTCAGGCTCTCGGTACGCCGCTTACCGCCACCGGCGACATGCTCTACGCGAACGCCCCAACCACCAAAGCACGTCTGGCTATCGGTACGGCTGGGCAGACCCTTCAGGTCAACCCTGGCGCTACGGCTCCGCAGTGGGTCACTGTCAGCAAAACCGGAACCGTGGCAAACGTGAGCGGCACAGCCGTTACTTTCACCGGCATTCCAATAGGTGTGAGTGAAATATCTATTATGGCTCGGGCCATTAGCTTTGTCGCGGCTGGTACGCTGATGTTCAGAGCTGGACCCGTTTCCGGTCTCGTGACAACTGGGTACGAAGGCGGCCATGGCCTGTTCCAGGGCGCCTCGAATGCCTTCCAAGATACGGACGGCTTCTACTGTGCCACAACGCCCAATGCTGCTGGTACCCTTATGTGTTTTGGCACGCTGATGTTGGTGGACCCCGCTAACAATGTCTGGGGCTACACCGCCACCGGCTATAGCCCCGGCAGCAATGCGTTTGTGCTGTCCAGTGCAATTGCTCTTAGCGGGCCTCTTTCACAAATCAGCTTTTTTGAGAGGAACGGAGGGACTTTCGACGCCGGTAAGATCAACATCGCATGGCGCCTCTAGACTCAGGCTCGGCGGTAAATCTTGGCCGGCTTCCTGATCGCCTTATGAAGGACTCGGCTGAGTGTCATGGGGTATTTCTTCTGCATAAACCGCTCATAGGCATCGACCCATTTCCCGTGACGCTCGGGCGCAACATGTGACGGTGGGTTGTCGCCAGAGAACAGAGAGGTGATCTTTTGTAGCCTGGCATGGAACGCATCCAGGTCCGCGCCGGAGAGCGTGGGTTTGCGGGCCACAACGGCGCTGTCACGCCAGAAGTTTTCCGGGTTGGCGACCGCAATCTTGTCGGTCTCGAAATAGCTCTCCACGAGTTCCATGCCTGTGAGCGAGCATAGAGCACCCCACGAATCCGGATAGAAGCGCCAGCAGTCATACGGATAGCGATGTACATGACCCGCGCCCGGCGCGATGATCAGCGCGAAACCGCCCGGCTTTGTCACGCGGGCGATCTCCGCAAAAGTGACCCAAAAGAACGGGTTGTGCTCGAAAGTCGACGCCGACAGACAAATATCGAACGAATTGTCGACGATCTCTGGCCATACAAATGTATTGGCGGGAACGATGTCGACATTGTTGCCCGCCTCGATATCAAGCCCCGTGTAAGCAAATCGCGGCGCCGGAAACAGCGGCCTATAGGTATTTTGTGCATCGTAAGACTTAGAGCCGACTTCGAGCACCTGAACATCGCTCTTGGCAAACTCCCCGCCGTAAGATTCTAAGAAAACCCGTGCTTTCACAAACGATGTCTCGTGCATCTGTCCTGTCCAATGTTGCCAAGTTTTAGATAGCCCAAACAAGCTGACCCGTACAAGTCGGGGCCCATCCAGCCACCACCCCAAAATCTAATGAAAGGGCTCGCTCACGTGGGCCTTTTGTTCGTGGAGCATTCAATGCCCGATATCGCAGACGTAGCCTGGTCCGAACACGACGAGCGCAACAGTGAGGCTGTGCCGAATGGCTGGCCCACTGGCGCGTTCCCGGCGTACACGGACCTTGTTGGCCAGATGATGATGGGCGCTACCAAGCGCTTCTGGAACAAGATCAACCCGATCTACCAAACCATCGGAACCGGGGATAACTACGTCGTTCAGACCGAAATTGGCATCGACCAGATCAATCTCTATGAGATCCTGTGCATCCGTATTGATCGGTCCAACACGACCTCTACGCCAACACTTCAGTTCGGCGCCACCAATGCGCGGACTATCGTCAAGGCCGGCCCTTCTGGCTATATTCCGCTGGTGGCCGGCGACATGTTTGCGGGAAATTCGCACACCTTCTGGTATAACGGCGCATTCTATATCCTCGTCGATCCGGCAATCATCGTTGGTGGAACGGTCCAGCCCTATTCGCCAAACTTGACGACATGGGCCGCGATCACTCGGGCCACCGGCTTTGATACCTGGGTAGCAACGCCTTCGAGTGATAACCTTCGCGCCATGGTGCCCGATGAGAGTGGGACAGGAGCGCTTCTGTTTCAGAATGGTGCTCTCGGCACGCCGATTTCGGGTGTAGCGACAAATCTCACGGGACTGCCTCTCACGACAGGTGTCACGGGGACATTGCCAATCGGCAATGGTGGTACGGGACAGATTACCGCTGGCGCCGCATTCGATGCGCTGGCGCCGACAACTACGCGCGGGGATATTGTTTTCCGCAATGCCACGACAAACGCTCGGTTAGCGGCTTCGACTGCTGGGTATCATCTCCAGACCAACGGAGCCGGTGCTGATCCGACGTGGGCTGGATTCCTACAGGCTGGCACAAGCGCAGTCACACGTACATGGCAGGACAAGGCACGGGAGCGCATCAGCGTTGAGGACTTCGGCGCTGTGGGCGATGGCGTGACAAATGATACGATAGCGATCCAGGCAGCAGAGACGTATCGAGCCTCCGTTGGCGGTGTTCTCCGCTTCGGCAATGGTAAATCGTATGTGATGGGAGCTGTGACGATTAACCGGGCCAATGGCGGTGGTTGGGTGGGACAAAACTCCCAGATTCTAGCGCTTGCGAACAATACCGTCCTGATCACGGCTTCTGGCGCAGTCTACTGGAATAGCTCCCGCGAATTTTTCCTGGATGGGCTAAAATTCAATGGCAACAGCAAAACTGGCGTCACGGTCTTCACCGAAACAGATTGTTATCTGACGACGATCCGAAACTGCGAAATGGTTGCGGTTGGATACTGCGTCAACTTCATTCGCGGTAACGGAATAACCATTAGCAACATTTATCAGTTCGATAAGGGCACGTGGAAGTTTTCCCCGCCCAACGACACCGACCGCGTGTTCACCGTTAACATTAGCAACGTTCTGCATCAGAGCGCCGGGAGCGCAAGCTTCGAACAGGACCGTTGGTTTGAATTCTATCGCTGCATCAGCGTATGCATGACCAACGTGCAGTCCGCATCACTGGATGGTGTAGCTGACGCGATCCATGCAACTGGCGCATGTGAGGGCATATTTCTTTCGAATAGCATTATTGGATGGCCGAAAAACGGATTGTACTCTGCAATCGGTGTGGACGGCGTGTACCCCGCATACATCTATTTTTCCAATGTGGGCATGGACCAAGCGCAAGTCACTTCTTACGATATTTCCGGGTTCGCCCACCGGTTCGTAAATTGTAATGCTACTTTCGGGGACGTGCGGTCGAACACTGGTTATGGGTTCGCAATCCGAGCCAATGCTTACGACATCGATTTGATGGGCATTCGCGTTTCTCATATGTACAACACAGGCCTTCTCGTAGAAGCCGGAGCGCAGGTCAAGGCAACCAGTCTTGAACTGACAACCAACCACGTCAGCACGGTTGGATACGATCTTGATCTCGGAGCCAGCACTACAGCCAATGTTGTCATTTATGGCAAGAATAACATCGGCACGATTAACGCCACGGGGCAGACGATCAAGGACAATAGGACAACCGTTCCTATTTTCCCGGGTCCCGGCACCTTCGCTTCTGCGGTCTATCAGCTCTACACTGATGCCGTTCTAGGCGGCGTTATCGTGGGTAAAACCGGATCAAGCTCCGACTTATACCTAAGCACGACCGGCGGCGGCGAGCTGCTGTCAAACCCGACTGGGACGGCCACCCTAAGGATTGGTTCCGTGAGCGGCATTATTGTCGGTTCCGCCCCAACGGGCGGCGACAAGGGTGCTGGCACGATAAATGCTGCGGCTGGCCTCTATGTTCAGGGTGTTCTTGTTGCCAGTTCGACAGGCTTTGTTGGAACCAGCGTTCCTACCGGTGGCGTCGGCTATGCCACAGGAGCCGGCGGCACGGTCACACAGGCCACCAGCAAATCGACGGGCGTCACGCTAAACAAGGCCACAGGCCAGATCACTATGAATGCTGCGGCATTGGCAGCTGGCACTATCGTCAGTTTCGTTCTGACCAATAGCGCCGTCGCCGCCACAGATGTCCTTGTTCTCAATCACATCAGCGGCGGTACAGTTGGGGCGTACACCCTCAATGCTCAGTGCGCGGCCGGTTCGGCCACCATAAATATTCGCAACAACACGGGCGGCTCCCTGAGCGACGCCATTGTGATCCAATTCGCGCTTATCAAAGGCGTGAATGCCTAATCCAATAAATCTGAGACTCCTCCCATGGAATGCAATTTCGCGCGGATGCTCTTATGCGCTTGATCCGCAACAGCAACGCTGTGGCCTTGCGGGCTCATTCCGTCCGTGCGTGGGGCGCTGCACTGTTCTTCGGTATTGTCGGGGTGCTTGGCGATAGCTGGCAGTTCTTCGACGGCCTCCTGCCGATCCCGCCACTGGCATTCGCCGGGTTGGGGCTCGCATTCGGCGTGCTCGGCCTTATCGGCCGCTTCATCGATCAAGATCTATAGGAGATAATCCGCATGGCTAGAAGCCGCTACCTCGCTGGTGGCGCGGCTGGTGCTGCGCTGTTGGCCGCCGCGACCGCGTATACCTCTCATTGGGAAGGGCGCCGCTATGTGCCCTATTTCGATGTCGGGCATGTGCTCACGGTGTGCGATGGCCATACCGGCTCGGATATCATCAAGGGCAAGCGCTACACCGACGCTGAGTGCGATGCTCTGACCCAGAAGGATATCCTGGCCCACGAAGGCCGGATGCTCTCCTGTGCGCCCGATCTGGCTGATCCAAAGCTTGTCCCGGACGATACATACGTCGCCATCAACGACTGGGCCTACAACGTGGGTACGGGGGCGGCCTGTAAATCCTCGCTCATCCGCAAGGTGAAGGCTGGCGACGTTCGCGGCGCCTGTATGGAACTCAGCAAGTGGGTCTACGTCAAAACCCGCGTCATCAAGGGGCTGTGGGTTCGCCGCGTCAAGGGTGATGCCGTCAACCTCAGTGAGCGCGCTCTATGCCTCCGAGGGCTCGAATAAGATGGGCCAAACCTGGGTGATCTTCCTCACCAATCTCATTGACCGAGCACTGCGCATTATCGGCGTGGCCAGTCTCGCTGTGATTGCTGTTTTCCTCATTTGGTGGTTCTGGCCATGGTAATTCTCATTGGATGGATAGCGCGCGCTACAGGACTGTCCTCGCTGCTCTCGACGCTGATTGCCTATGCGGTGATTGCCGCACTCGCTGGCGGCGGCTTCTGGGCATGGTCCGCACACCGATACAACATCGGATATGACGCCGGCCAGTCTCACGAGCGCATTGCGTGGGAAGAGCAGCGCAAGCGCGATCTGGCCCAGCAGGCTGCCGACAAGAAGGCGACGCAAGCTGAAATCGATCGACTGGCGGCAGAGCTTCGGCTGCACGCTCAGAAACGCAAGGATGACCAAGCCGACGCCGATCTGAAGAAGGCACAAGCCGCCTCCACAACCAAGCAGAACGTCTGCCTTCCGCGCAATGTAGGGCGCGCACTGAACAAGGTGGGGCGCTGATATGAGAGTCGCGGTAATTTTCATTGCCCTTTCTCTCACCGGCTGCGCCAGTTGGTTCCCGAACCGCCATAGCGTTCTGCCGCCGACGCCTGCGCATATCCCGGATAGCCTGAAGAAACCGTGCGATCGGCTAATCACAATTCCAGACCGAGATCTTACCCAAGAGGAAGCGACGGCTCTCTGGGCCGCTGAGAGGAAGGCACACGGCGCCTGCATTCGCAAGGACGACAAACTCATCAAGGCTGCTGATGCCCTTGAGAAACAGGGGCGGAAGCAATGACAGAGCATGAGTTGAAGAAGATTGTCGCTGAAGCCGTTTCGGAAACTCTTCTGCAACTTGGCATTGATGCCAGCGACCCCGTCGAGATGCAAAAGGACATGGCTCATCTGCGGGCCTGGCGCGAGTCCGTTGCGACCGTCAAGCAGCAATCCCTCATCACAGCGGTTGGCATCCTCATAGCCGGCGCCCTCGGCCTCATGTGGCTGGCGCTGCGCGGTTCTCCGTAAGACCCCTTCTCCCTCCCTCCGAAAGGATACCGCCGTGGGTGAACATCCGCGCTTCCTGATTGCGTTCGGAATTCTAGTGCTCGCGTCCTGTTTGATCGCCGTTGGCCTCGTCATCCAGACGATCGCCCTTCATCCGGCTCCCGGAGGGTGGTTGTGATGAGACCGGAAGAAATCAACGCCCTGATCCGCCTTTGGATTCCGATCATAATTTGCACTCTGGTGCTGGGGATTGCGATTGCTCACGCATCTCCAGAGCCGGCACCAGCGCCTTCTGTCATCCACATCACGGATGATCCGGGAGGGAATGTCGCGGAGTACTACCGGAAATATCAGGCACTCTCGAATGCCGGGGCCGAGATCCATTTCCACGGTATCTGCGCCTCGGCTTGCACACTGATTTTTCTAAAGGAATTCACCAACATCCGCGCCTGTGCCGACGACGGCGCGATATTCGGCTTCCACAAGCCATTCCAGGAGCATGACGGCAAGGTAGTCCGCACCAAGTCAGCCATCCGCGATACCCGCAAACTCTGGGATGTCTGGCTACGGGCTCTCCCCGATCCGCTCCGCAAGTACCTCCAGCGCGTGCATGTCCCCTCTGCGACTGAAGGCGATGAGCAGAATACAATGCTCATCCTGCCCGGCAGCGTGCTTCTCCCCCGTTGCCCTGTTTCGGAGGCCTCCCTATGAAATTCATCCTCATCGCTACTTTCATGGCCGTTGGCGGGCAAGAACCAGACCGACTGGCCAAGGTCATGCCAAGCCTTGTCGAGTGCTCGAAGGAGGCCAAGACATGGACAGAGATCGCTCAATCCAAAGGCTACGTGATCACCAGCATTTCATGTTCAGAACTGCTGGAGCCGAAAAAGTGACCCGTCTCGCAATCCTCAACTTCGGCTTCGCCTGCTTCGTCGCTTGGGCCTGGTGGCTCGGCTACGTCAGCTTCGTCTTCACCCACGACACCTCGCATATCACTTATCTGATTGCTGTTTCGTTTGTGTGGTGCGTCGCCCGCGTGTTCTGGGGCAAGACGGATCACTTGGAAGAAGCAGAGAAGCAGCTCACCGGCCTCGGCTTCATCGGTACGCTTGTCGGCTTTATCCTCGCTTTGTCTGGCATATCTGATGGCTCCATGAGTACGCCGGATGGCCTCATGCATATCGGTACAGGCTTGCTGTCTGGCGTTGGTGTCGCGTTCTGCGCATCGCTTGTAGGTGTCATCTGCGCCCAGTGGCTCGGCCTGCTAGGCTGGCTGGTCAAGGAGTAGCGACCGGTGTGGCGTCTCTTTAACAGCATGCGTGACATGTACTCGAATGTCACACTTATTCTGACCGCTATCATCGTAATCGTGCTGACCCAAGTTAACCCAAAAACGAGGCCGGCAGCGGAAAGCACGAAGCCGCCAGGCGACATCATGGTCTGCATCTCGTGGCAGGGCGGCAATGACGTTGATCTGTGGGGCACGGCTCCGGGGCAGACGAAAGCCACCGGCTACGCGAACAAGAACGGCGAGGTTCTGGATCTTGTCCGCGATGATCTGGGCAAGGATGCGCTCTCGCGGCCCCGCACTGAATGCCAGTTTGCCAGAGGTCTTCCTGATGGCCGCTGGGTGTTCAATCTGCATGGCTATTCCATCAACGAACCGGAAGTGATGGTGCATGCTGAAATCCGGCTCGGCGGCGAATATGGTTTCAGCCTGCTCCTCGAACGCGATCTGACCATCAAACAGAAACAGGAGCGGACAATCGCGCAGTTTCAGTTGCATGACGGCAAAGTCATTCCTGGTTCGGTGAATGAGGTTTTTGTACCGCTGCGCAGTGCCGGCACATGATCTTGGCTGCGGTCGCGTTCCTGGCATTCTTTGTCGCCTGCCTAATCTTCAGCGCGGTTGGTCTCTGGCTCATGGGTGATGAATGACCCTCCTGGCCTCCACATGGCTTCTTCTGGCCGTCGTGATGTGTGGCTTTGCCTGGATGGCGGGGAAGCGTCTCGTGGCCCTTTCTCTGCCTCTAGCGGTCGCTCTGGCTGCGCTGGCAATTTACATCCCCACAGGCTCGCCGCGCTTCACCGCTCCACCTTCTGGCAACTACACGGTAGTCGGCGCAAAAATTGTGGTCGATGTGGCTATTTACGCCCTGCTTGATAACGGCAATGGCGAGCCTTCTTATTATCGTCTGCCATACACAACGAGCCAAGCAAATGCGCTGCAGTCAGCCATGGACGGCACACAGGATGGGCACGGTGTTCAGGCCATCGTTGGGCAAGATGGCGGCGTCGCGTATAACGGCCCACCGCCTGTGACCGGGGAGCCACCCAAGGTTCCCGAGACCCCTCAAGTCTCGATTCCCTGATTTCCACTACTGAGATGGATTTTCGCCGCGATGGCGTAAAACCCTTTCAAACGCCACCCTTAACAACCAAGAGGTGACGGCATGCCGCAGCCTAAGCTGTCGGACGCGCTCGCACGTGAGGCAGTTGATGCCTTGAACGCGGCGGGCGGCAATACCTCCCTTGCCGCCGAAGCCCTTGGTCTAGCCAGGGGCACATTCCAGAACCGGATCAGGGCGGCATCCCTCAGAGGAATGCTTGGCCCGGCAAAGACACTGCCTGGCTTCGAAATCAAATCCGTAGCCACCAAGGAAGGCGATTCATGGGTCAAGCAGACCCGTGAACCGGGAGAGGAGTTTGCCCTTCCCGAAGGGCATATCTTGAAGGGCGTCTCCGCCCTGCTGGATGCCGATGGCCGCACCGTCCAGCAATGGGTCAAGACGCGAGAGGGCAACGCCCCGATCCTCTCCGATGCCATCAAGGCAGCGCTCGAATCCTACGAGCCAGCACCCCTCATTGCTCCCCCAGCCTACACGAACGATGAACTGCTCACGGTCTACCCCGTAGCGGATCTCCACCTTGGCATGTTCTCATGGTCCAAGGAAACCGGCGCCGACTACGATATCAAGATCGCGTCGAACCTGCTTAAATCGAGCATGAACAATCTCGTTGCGCGATCGGCTAATTCCAAGCAGGCGGTCGTGCTCGACGTTGGGGATTATTTCCACGCCGACAATAGCCGCAATCAGACGGCACGGTCCGGCAATCCCCTCGATGTCGATTCCCGATATGCCAAGGTCGTGCAGATGGGCTTCGAACTGGTGATCCAGTGCATCGAGCTTGCCCTTCAGAAGCACGATTTCGTTGAGTACCGGAAACTTCCCGGGAATCACGACGACGAAACCAGCCTCATGCTTGCCGTGGCCGTAGCGGCTCATTTTAGGGCCAACGAGCGGGTTTCCGTCGATACCAGTCCATCGCGCTTCTATATGCGCCGGCATGGCCTGTGCATGATCGTATCGACCCACGGCGACATGCTGAAGATGGGCGACCTTGCCGGCTTTGCCGCCGCTCAGTTCCCGTCCGAATGGGGCGAGACCAAATTCCGATATGGCTACACTGGCCACGTCCACAACGAAAAGGCATTATCTGTGAACACCCTTCGTGGCCTCCGCGCCGAAAGCTTCAACACGCTTGCCGCCAAGGACGCCTGGCACGCAGGAGAGGGCTACCAGAGCCCGCGCAACATGGTCTCGATCACCCTGCACAAGGATCGTGGCGAGGTGGACAGATTCACGGTGGCGGCATGAACGACAAAATCAGGATACGCACGTCCCTCGGTGATGATGGGCGCACCCCATCATATGAACTCATGCATGACGACTTTAAGGTATGCGATTTGAGTTTTGTCGATTTGGTGGAGTTTCTGATGCAGGCCGCTAGCAGTTTACGCTGGGAGAAGGAAAGGCACCGCTAGGATTTAAAGCTAGCTCCTACTTGGATCTTCCAGATGGTGGTTTTCGATACGTTGAAGCCGTCGGCCAATTCATCCAATGAGGCGACGCCTTTAAGCCTACGGATCATGGAGGCATCGGCATTGGATAATTTTGCCCCGCCGTGTTTCTCTCCCCGCGAATGCGTCCCGTGTATCAGTTTATCTGCATGGTTATCTGCCCGAGTTTTCCATACAACGTGGCGCGGGTTGACGCACGCCAAATGACCATTCCCGCAAAGATGCGCGGCCTCATACGCCGCCGTTGGGGGCGGTCCATTAACGGCCTCACACGCCATCCTTGAGACAATCAGATTTTTCCCACCGACAGAAACGTGGCCGTATCCAGCCGAAGACTTCGCATATGGCCACGTTAGGCAATCATCCCCCTTATATGGCACCACGACATCCTGGAAGTATTTTAGCGGCTCCCCTCTGGGCGTTCCTCCGCCTAATGGGTCGCCGTGCCTGAGATATCTATGGTGATGCGCGGAGCACAACCCGAAAGTCCTTGGTTTTTTACCGCACCCCGCTACCGAGCAAAACGCTCCGTACGATGACTTCGGCTTTCTAAGCGTGCCGCCAGTGGGGAGACCGTAGAGCAGCTTGCGTCGATAGTGTGCATTGCACCACGGCTGTAGGCCTACAGTAGTCTTGCCACATTCAGGAACTGAGCATATCGGTTTAATAGCCATCTGACACCTCATCCGTGTTGGCTTGGTTAGAACGCGGCGCGGTGGTGAGACACCCGTCGCGTTCGCTATTTGTACCGATTGAACAAAATAAAATCAAGGATTTATGGATGAGCAATGAGACTTTCGAGGAGGTCGAGGTGCTTGCCCGCGCGCTCTTTCACCGCTCTACCTCTGTCGGCATATGGGCAGAGCTGGATTATCCGACGCAGTTGTATTGGAGGAAGGAAGCCGCGCGAAAATTGCAGGCTGACCGCTATAAGGAAATCTCGCAAGTTCTTATAGACGAATCCCGCTGATTCTGCTAGACAATTTGTCGTTGCAAACCCAAGAGTGGAAATTGCCCGTGTAGCTCAGTTGGTAGAGCGGCAGTTTTGTAAACTGCGGGTCCGGGGTTCGAGTCCTCGCTAGGGCACCAAAATGAGGCGCGTGTACCTGGGCGATGGTCCGGAGAGGCGAAAAGGCAGATCGCGTATCGAGCCGTCCCTCTAGTAGGCCTTCGCCGTCCGAATACGCTGGCTTGTCCAGCCGTGCTCTTAGGAGATAGGACGGCGAGGGACCTACACTTCCTCCTCAGCCCACCCCGCGCTATATCCGCTCCCATGAGCGAGCCCGGCCCAATTTTCCAAGTCTCCATAGTCGAGAAGCAGCCCAGCGCTGCAAGCTTGAGATCATCCCGCCGGGGAGGGGCGATCTATGATCGGCCAACGAGAGGCACTTAGAAAGATCGGTGGGACCTACTTCCACCCACCGACAGATGAGATTGAAAACAGCGGTCCCGATGAGGAGACCGCTGTTTAATCAGATCGATTGTGTCGCGCTCTGCCGGGAAAGCGTGTCGCGACACAGAACACAAGCTAGGAGGCGGTAAGGGCCGCGAAGCCTATGGTTAGGTTAGGAGCATAAAGCCCCACCGGGTGACGTTGCGAAGCAGCGGTGAACCGGTGGGCATTCATGTATCACAAATTCATTCGTATGCCAACTTATTGGAGCGTCCTGTCGATTAGGTGGTGCAACTTATGCCCCACTTTTGGCGTTTAGTATGCGTTAAGCGCCGTGGTACAGAGTAGGTGTTCAGGAGCGTATCATGTCTCGCCGGCAGCATATTGCTGATCATACGCACACTTCGTACGGTGATCCCGTACGGCGTGAAGCGTACGAGCGCGCCATGGAAACCCTTCGTGGTCGGCCCGGCTTACGCCGCAATGCGGATGTTTCGGTAATCCGTGATTATCGAGGTCCTGTGGTTGTCGGAGATCATGCTGATTTACCGTCTAGGCGCGATGCTGAAACCAAGGTCCGCTTGACTGATGAGCAGCGGAGCCGGATCGAAGCGCTAGTCGGCACATATGGCATGGCTAGATTCATTCGAGAGGCCATCGATCGCGAGCTTGAGCGCCGCGAAGCCGAGGCCAAGCAGTAGCTCACCACTTCATATCCGCAAACCATCCGAGCCAATGCCCCAGCCCCACTATACACCCAACGGCTAACGCTATCGGTAGCAACCCTATGATGGCTCTCGCGCGGATCATTCACGTTCCCATTCATGCTTTTCCCAAGCATTCAGCAGATCAACAGCGGCAAGGGCGACTACGCGGTTCGGCGATATTCGCCAGCCGCGTTCGGCGTGATACTTGGCTTGATAGATGCCGAGAGCTCTGGCGATCGGATCAAGATCTAGCCTATCCTGCTCGCTCATTGCATGGATACGGTCGAACAACTCTCCGAGCTGTACGTCATCGATCTCATTCAATGCCATTTTGCCCTCTAGCGCGGCGCTGGATCATAGGGAGGCCTGCTGGCGGATGGCGGCGCGGACTCGGTTTCGCTGCAGAATATCTCGCGCCAGAAATTGTTGCGCCGCCGTGCTTTTCATCCGGCCCTTGTCAACCATACCGTTCTGCCAGCCGTGCCAATAAGCTCGGCTTCGATTGCCGCTGCACGGGAACCCCTCCAGGCCGTCCTGATAGCCTTCGATGATTTCGCTCTCATCCAGAGTGTCCAAGTCGGAGGCGAGCCACACCGGCCGGCGCGGGTCGTCAAAACTCATCGTCTCACTCGTCATGGTCTATGTCCTCTGGAAGGGGGAGGGGAGGGGATCATGGGCCAAGCACCACTACTTTGCGGCCTTCAAGCCATTCGGTTCTGCTTTGGCATTCCGGATCATCATAAAAGGACGGATCAGCCATATAGACTCTCCCGACCAGCCCGTCGATCTCATGCTCAGATTGATCATGGTTTTGCCAGCCAACATAAGCCGTCTGCGGCATCCTCTGGAGCAATGAGATCAGGCGCTTAACTGTCATCGTGCTCATCTCTATGCCCTCACAGCAGCAGGGTGTCTGTCGGCCGTCTAGCCACGAATGCAGCTAGTTCGCCATCAAGCCGGAACCATTCGCCGGATAGTCGATGCGCGGCAAAATGCGCATGGAAATACCGCTCGGTCTGATC